TCTGACAAACCATCCAATCAGGACGCGACCAAATAGGACTGAACCCCATGAAAGAAACGTCTTCGTCGGAAATGCGCTTGCAAATCTTCAGCACTAGTTCTGGTGTCAACTTTATCACAATATTCTGTGTTGGTTCCTCACCGGGTGCCGCGACCGCATCATTTTTCCACTCGGCATAAATTGTTGCTAAACCTTCCTTACGAATCTTGGTCGGCTGTAAACAACCACACCCGTCTTCCGTATCTTCACCACAACGTTTTACTTTACTCGCCAACGAAAACACGTATTTCCATCTCGCATCACCCACCAACTTCAAACCCTGTTTGTATTTGTCTTTACTAATCAAAATCTTACTACATTTGAAACAAACACAACGCAAGACTTTCAATACGGTGCTCAAATATTGAATGTAAAATACAGGACGCGACAATTCAATGTGACCGAAATAACCCGGGGTTTGCATATAATCCATTCCGTCAGTGGGACAAATTAATCCGGGTTCCAATACTCCCATCCTAGGGTCAAACAAACCGCCGATAATGGGCTTATTATTAACATAGGTGTCGCGAGTAGTAATCTCGGCTACGGAACCTTTACGAATTTCGTCGGGAGACAGAATACTAAACTGAATCCCAATAATTTTTGAGGGATTTTTGTATTCCACGTTCTTTGCGTTTCTCGCCATGCTTCCTTATATAAGATAATAATATTTAGATTATTTGTTTTCAATTATATTTTAAATTAAAAAATGTTATTTTTCGGCTAAGTTAGAAAATATAAATGAGAATATTTTCTTAAATAAAAATTGAATACCATTTAAAATGACGTCATCATTATAAATACAAGAAAATGGCGTGCGACAAAAAAAGCAAAAAGTCCGAAGTCAGCAAAAAAATCTCCAAAAAAAGGGAGGAATTAAAAAACCGTAAGAGAAAGGATGAATCATCGTCGGAAGACAATGGAGAAAGTGATAGCGAAGATGAAATGGATGTTCATGAATATCGTAAATTTCTTTCCAAGATGTTTCCTTCCAAAAATTTGAGCAACAAAATAGCGGATGGTGAAAGGCTGAAGAAGAAATTAAAAGAACAGGATGAAGACGATGAGGAGGAGGAAAAATTCGCAAAAAAATCCACTAAGGCGACAAAAAAGATTTCTGAAAAGACAACTGAGAAACCCTCAAAATCAGAGAAACCCTCAAAAACCGAGAAAGCTTCAAAAAACGAAAAAGCTTCAAAAACCGAGAAATCTTCAAAAAAGAAAACTGTTAAAAAGGATGAGGATAGCGATGACGACTCGGACGACGATGATAGCGAAGATTACGATGATAGTGAAGATGACGATGATAGCGGAGATGATGATGATAGCGAAGATGATGATGAGAAAGACGGAGAAAACAAAGGTTCCAATAAAATTAATATTGTTTTCACGATTTCGGGCGGAGCCGAAGATGATGATGAAGACTGGGAGGATTGTGATGATGATGATGATTATGATGACGATGATGATGACGATTTTACTGAAAATGAAGATGAGAGTGTCTCCTCAAGTGAGGATGAAGATGAAGATGAGGATGAGCATGAGCATGATGAACAAGATGATGAACAATACCATGAACAAGATGAAGAAGATGAAGTGGAGGAAGAAAATAAAGTTGTCAGCAAAAAGTCGTCCTCTAAATCCGCAAAATCCGCAAAACCCGCAAAACTCGCAAAATCCGCAAAACTCGCAAAATCCGCAAAACTAGCAAAATCCGCGAAACCTACTGAAAAGTCAACTCAAAAAGACGTTCCTTCAAATAAAACCGACGATAAACATACAGACGAGATGCTCCAACAACTGAAGTCTTCTTATGAAAAAAACAAAGGAAATAAAACCCTCAAGAAATGCATTGAAGTTTGTGAAGAAGGTCTTGCTGTACAAAAAAAGAAACAGGAACGCAAGCAAGAAAAGCACAAAGAAAAGAATTTGCGGATTTTCAGACGAATTATTCGTGACAAAAACACCATGAATGATAATGAATTCTTTGATACACTTCAGATTGATGAACAAAAAAAAATCATCAAGGAGGTTCGCGAAATTAACAAAATTATTCGCGTTGAAACGCCATATCGTCTTACATTGTTGGAGGCAAATATTCCCCACATATTCAAAGCCGCGGCAATGAAGAAACTCGGCTCACTACGTCATATGGACCCGGGCTCGGGCGAATATTTCAAGATTAAGAACTGGGTAGATACTTTTATGAGAATCCCTTTCAATAAATTTGAGACGCTTCCTGTTAGCATAAATGACGGTGTTGAAAAATGTCACGAGTTTATGGAAAACGCACAGAAAACATTAAATGAAGCCGTATATGGTCTCAATGATGCAAAAATGCAAATTATGCAGATGTTAGGACAGTTAATTACTAATCCGGCTGCAATCGGAACTGCGGTTGCTATTAAGGGACCGCCAGGCACCGGAAAGACATCGCTTGTCAAAGAGGGAATTAGTAAGATTTTGAATCGCCCTTTCGCCTTCATCGCCCTTGGTGGCGCCACCGATAGTAGTTTCTTGGAAGGTCATTCTTATACATATGAGGGGAGTGTTTGGGGTAAAATCGTGCAGATTCTCATTGATAGTCGCTGCATGAATCCAGTGATATATTTTGACGAGTTGGATAAAATAAGCGACACGCCGAAGGGTGAGGAAATCGCAGGAATTTTGACTCATCTTACCGACACTACACAAAACAGTCAATTTCATGATAAATATTTCGCAGAGATTGATTTTGATTTAAGTAAGTGCTTGTTCATCTTCAGCTACAATGATGAAAGCAAGATAAATCCTATTCTGAGAGACAGAATGTATCGTATTATGACAAAGGGGTACGATAAGAAACAAAAGACGATTATTTCAAATGATTATTTGCTTCCGAAAATTCGCGAACAAGTAAAGTTTAATCCAGATGATATTACTATTACGGAAGAGTCCCTTCACTATATTATTGACACTCACTGTAATAAGGAAGACGGGGTTCGTAATCTAAAGAGATGTATGGAAATCATCTTTACCAAGCTCAATTTGTATCGGTTGATGAAGCCGGGGACAAATTTATTTGAGGAAGATATTGCACTAACAGTTGAATTTCCTTTTACGGTGACAAAAGCCATCGTAGATAAACTCATTAAAAAGGAAAGGGACGATAATGTTTCGCTCTCGGGGCTTTATGTGTAAATCGCGTATTCCATTCATTCATTCCATTTATTCTATTTTTTTATTCACAATTATATAGTGTAAATATATATAATGTTTTCTTTATTTAAGAGACAGAAACGTCCACTAGAAACAAGACAAAGTGAAACATGTCCTGAAAATGGTGCGTATTCCGTTGATGACAGTCCAGAGTTTATTGAAAACTGTAAGCAAGAAAAAATCGGGAGAGAAATCGCTCTTTTAAATAGCCAAATGAAAGAATTTAGCCGATTGCACACAAAATTTATGGCGGTTTTAGATGACGCAATAAAATCATTCCCAGGTGATAAGAGTTTACAAGAAAAGAGAAACGGTTATCAAGAGAATTATGCTATTTTAGCAGTTAATAGCGTAGGAGGATTTTTATTTAACACTGGTAAATATGAACATAAACATATATATACAGTTGCAATACGTCTTAACGAACAATATGAAGAAAAAAATTTAATCGTTTCTTTGAACGAGAGTGAAAAAAAACTTATGAGTATTTTTTTAAGTATTGAAAGTAAAACCGGAATAAATTTCGTTATTGAAAAATTGGATGAAATTTTTGGCAACAATTTTAAAAGTGATAGAGGTTTTAAAGAGAATTTAGAACGTTTCATAAAAATGTCACAAGAAAATAAAGCAGAAATACGAAAATTCACACTTTCTTTTGGCGGGAAAAGTAGAAGAATGCGGCGTGTGATGCGTAAAACACGTAAAACACGTAAAACACACAAAGTGCGCAAAACAAAGAGTAATAAAAATTGATTATGATTTATTCGCAAAAATAATAAATCATAAGAATGACCACAGAACCAAGAGATTCCCTCCTAATGGTTGTTTGTCTCCTAGAAAAAATACCAGAATCCGAGAAAGAATTTATAGAAGAATTAACAAACTTTTATAAACACAGATTATTTCATTTAGCACCCGAATTAAGAAAATGTTCTAGAACCTGGGAACCGTTTTGTGTTATATTCAATAAATATATTACAAATAAAGATGAAGCATGGAAAAAAGAATGCGTGGACATTTTTGTTGGAAACGCGCGCACAAGTTAATATTCGCTATAAGGTATATTATTACCTCCACGGTTTATCAAGTAATTATATTGTCCCGTCGTTAAACACGCACATCCTTTGCTATTAGAAAATGAGCTCGGGCAACATTCCGGACTGAAATCGTTATTCGCTAAAAGTAACATCTCGCCCTCAGGGAGAGGAATCGGCTGTTCCTTACGATTTTGAATTTGTTGAATTCCCTTTCCATCGTCTTTTCCGGACGAAGACGATAAATCCGCAGTAAACCATGCCGCGGTATCAACTGGTTTATAATTTTTTAAATCGTATTTTTCGGATTGTCCATCATTTAATGGATACCTTTGACCAGGAAGCTTATTATAAGAAGCAAATCCTTCTTTCAAACTCGCGGCATCATCCGCGACTCCCCTATCTATTGCACCAGGAACTCCGCCACGGGGTTTCATAATTGTGTTTTTAACTTTTTCTAAAACCGCAAAACCCTCATACATACTCATCGTAGAACAAGAACACAAAACATTTCCGGTCATTAGTAAAAATACAATAAAAATTAACAATATTATTTCTACACGAAAAGAACAATCTAGACTAATGTTCATGTTTTTTATACATATTTCACAGATAATAAATTTTCGTTGTACTTTTCTAAAAATAACTCAACCGATGAATTATAATGTTGGAATGAAACTTTTTCTATCAAAAAAATCCCACTATTTGTTATTAAATGAAATAATTTCTTTTCCTCGTGTTTTGAAAACTTTTTTGTTCCATCTAAAGGATTTGTTAAATGTAAATTTGTTCCACTTATCGGCGGTTTATTATTTCCTAAATCAAAATAATGTTGCTTCAATTCTTCCCCGTTTATTTCCACAATTCCGGTAACAATAGAGCCATTGCTTAATATCTCTCCAACGCCAACATCTTTTATTTTTTTAGCAGCATTATTTTTCATTTTTATTTCAGTATCTTCGCTAAACCCGCTATCCAGATTTTTATGAATATCAATTGTTTCTTTTCCCCGGATTCTTTTCATTAATTCACTCATGTCATCATCGGTCAACTCGTCCCAGTCCATAAATAAAAATCCCTCAATAATTATCCGTTTTGAAGAAGTATTCAGACAGTAAATTACAGGTTCGGAATAGTCGGAAACTTTCATCGCACACGGATGTTCCGATATAAAAACCCACTTTCCTTCATGATATACCGAATGTGTTCCTGATACTAAAATTCCATCCAAATCATACATTGTTGATTCTCTGGCGTCCAACTTCATAATAGCAGTAATCAAATCACCGTTTTCAAGTTTCTCTCCGACACTTATTTCAGAGATAGTTTTAATAGTTCCGCCATTCATTTTCAGTTTCGTATTTTTATCAAAACAGCTACCTCCTACTGGACGACCTGGTGCCACAGGTATCGCACCATTCACTTGAATATGAAGGACATCTGATATAAAAACCATTATCACTGCTAACGGTATCGCGATAGAAATAAATAAAACAGTTAACGAAATGGCATAAGCTATAAATGGCGGCCAGAAAAAACTAATAATCCACGTGGTGGCTATTAATGCCACCAAAGAAACCAATAATATTATTGTCAATTCTGCGATTGCCCCTAATAAAGATTTTAAAATATAATATACGCTTAACACAGTATACAACCCCGCGACAATGGTGCCCTGTATTTTTCCCATAATATCTCTCACCGCAATGATAATCTGTTGTAAAGGAACAATGATGTTTGCTATGCGACCCATTATGTCTCCTGCTATGGTTCCGATGCTATTCCGGATATTTGCCATAATATTTCTCAAAAATTGCATTCCTTTTTGAAGGTCCACAAAAACTTCAGTGAGAGAATAAGTTAAATAAGTTATGGGTTCTATCAAATGTCCGGTGATGGAAGTTTGTATATTGTTTAAACAGTAGTTGAAATTCTCCGCAGTAAATTCAGTAATAGATTTGTCATCCGGTTTATTAATAATTCCGGCAAAAGGCATGACTTTTGGATTGCATCTTTCAACCGACCAATTTTGTTTTATCGGTTGGATGTTTTTCATGACAATAAAATAAGAATGCACGAGGAACAATAAAATAATTAATAAAATGAAAAAAAACAAGGAACCGCCGTATTGGTCAAAGTAACCGAGTTTTCCGTATATTTTATTAATTTTATTTGATGATTCATAAATATTATCCATACAATTTGTATATAATGTATATGGATAATATTCGGTTCTTAAAGAAACGTTTTATTTTTTATGAGATAGTCCTCCCAATCCCAAAAAGTTTGTGTTCCCACTTTAATTTTGTGGTCATCTGTAATTAAACACGAAAACCAATTACACTGTACTTCTGTTTGCTCTCTCGCCAACGGGTGATTTTTCACCTCAATAAATGTATCGCCTAATTCCATCATGTGAGTGCCCGTAACTAGAATATCGGTTCCATCTACCCCCGAACCGGATATTTTGTATAATTTATGTTCTCGGTTAGGATTGTCAATTTTCATAATTGCGACCACACGACTACCATTTTCCAATATATCTCCTAAATCTAAATTGTACATAAAAACAACGTGTCCGTTTTTCAATCTCAATCTTGTGTACGGTTCAAAACAATGACCCATCGCTTGAACCATTTGTCCGGGTGGACCATTCCATGCACTTTGCATGGTTTTTACCGAACCGTCCATAACATACATCATAGTAACCATGACGCCGATTAATTTGCCTACTAAATCCATAATTCCTATGGTAACTTTTTGAAATTCTGTAATTAAATTAACAAAAACACCGAAAATTCCATCTGTAATGCTACTTACAAATCCACGTATATTTGCAACCATATTTCTTGCAAAATTCAAAGAGTCGCTAAATTCACCCCCCATTGAAGACAAATTTGCCAATATGTAAGTAATTGGTTCCATCAAATGACCCATGTATCCTGTTTGAATATTTTGCACGCAAAATGTCATGTCTTTTTCAATATCGTCGGATAACCCCATATACATTGGATTACATCTATATTTCGGCCAATTCTTTTTGATATCGTCAATGGCAATAAAAAAATACATGGCTAATATTAAAGCCACATATCCTAAATTTACATATAAAAAATGAAACCAATCAATCCCTTTTGGCATTGTTGTTTAACTTATACTATAATTATATTATTCTAAATTTATCTCCTACGATTTTTCTTTGTCTTTTTAGACTTCATTGTTTTCATTAATTTCCTTGATTTCATTGATTTTTTAGATTTCATTGATTTCATTGATTTCCGTCTACCTCCCTTAACCTGTGGTGGTGCCGCGACACCAGAATCTAATTCCGCATTAGCTTTTGATTGTAAAATTGTAGATGCATTATTGGATACTTGATTGCCAATTCCGTGCGGACCACTAGACTGAAAACTTACTGGAACCGGAGGTATAGTTACTACTCCGCCACGCATTACGTGCCGCTTTCTCATTCTCCTTCTCCCACCAGATACTAACGCAGCTTGTCGTTCATTTACTTCTTTAATTGTGGCGTATGCAGAACTTTGAGGAGAGTTTGACCCAGGATGTAATGATTGCGTTGTCATTTGTGGAAGTGCGTGCGACATATATATATTTCAACTACATAAAAATAAATAAAATAAAATAAAACAAATTATGGTTTAGACACAAAGTATTCTAAATTATACAAATACCATGTCGGATATAATGGATGATAGCACACGCCTTCATTTACAGAAAATGATAAAGGCGAATGATGTGGAAGACTACACTGATTTAATACGCGAATTAAAACATAGTCACCTTCTTCAAAAAGATATCAATATTCTTCTCTCTATCATGAATACTCACCCAAATGATGAGAAAAGAATTCATGATGAAGGCATGTCTCAATGTAATTTTTTATTTACTTATTATACTGATATTTACAACAAGATACGAAAATCCGAAATAGACATGTCTATGTTGAATAAATTTTTAAACGTATTACGTCGCATTGAGGATGGTGAATTAGACCAACATGAAGGTTCGTATGTCGTTGGGAAAATCTTGAAAGAACTTTATGTAGACAGTGCTCTGAGAAAGGCGGATAAGCTAAATGAAGAAGACGATTCCGGACCCGTATATAAAGAGCCAGTGGTGAATATTTCTTGGAGAGACTATAAAAAAATAATGCAGTAGAATAGTTGAAACCCCCTTTCTCTCTGTGAATACATTTTAGAAAGTAAAAAGGATTAGAGCGGTGTGGTTAAATTATGTTGAAGTTTTCATCTATTATTTCACTTCTTGGGAATTTATTGTAGAGAGAAAATATTATTGTAACAGCGATGAAGCATGTATTATATAACAGCTTAAATATATTTTGACATGTCTATACAACAAATATGTCAAAAAACACTCTAGTTATCGTAGAATCCCCAGCGAAATGCAAAAAGATAGAGGGGTTTTTAGGACCCGGTTATAAGTGTCTCGCAAGTTTCGGACATATAAGGGAACTTCAGTCCCTTAATGATATTGACATCGGAAATAATTTTGCAACAAAATATCATATTGCGTCGGACCCTAAGAAAAAATCTCATGTGGATTTTTTAAGGAGAGAAATAGAAAAAGCAGACGAAGTTATCATGGCAACCGATGATGACCGGGAAGGCGAGGCGATTGCTTGGCATATTTGTTCTCTCTTTAACCTTCCTATAGAGAGAACAAAAAGGATCGTCTTTCATGAGATTACCGAAAAAGCTATATTGGGCGCAATGAGGAATCCGACAAGGATCAACATGAACATGGTTTTCTCTCAACAAGCCCGGCAAATGTTGGATTTATTTGTTGGATTCAAGATAACTCCTCTCTTATGGAAGTATATTTCTCAAACAAAGGAAAACAGCCTATCCGCCGGAAGATGTCAAACTCCCGCACTCCGACTCGTATATGAAAATCAACAAGAAATCAACATAAACCCGGGAAAAATAGTGTACAACACCGGCGGATATTTTACTAGCAAAAACATATTTTTTGACCTTAATAAAGAATTTGATAAAGAGGAGGAAATAACAGAATTCCTAGAAGAAACCGTCAATCATGACCATATTTTCTCTAGAACCGAACCGAAGAAAGTATCCAAAAAAGCACCCGAACCATTTACCACTTCCCGATTACAACAGGTTGCCTCTAATGAATTACACATCTCCCCGAAAGAAACAATGAAACACTGTCAACAATTATACGAACAGGGTTACATTACCTATATGAGAACGGATAGTAAAACCTATTCTCAAGATTTCATTGATGCGACGAGAGACTATATCATAAAAACACACGACGAAAAATACGTTTCCCACCAAATTAACAATCTTTCGCAGACGAAAGAAAAAAAAAATACCAAAAAGAAACCCGACGATAAACCACAAGCACAAGAGGCTCACGAAGCAATAAGACCAACCAACATTCTTATAAAAGAAATAGATGATTCAATGCATCTAAGAGAGAAAAAGCTTTATAAAATAATCTGGGAAAATTCCTTGGCTAGTTGCATGAGCGATGCGGAATATTTTTCCGTCAGGGCGGAAATAACTGCGCCATTAAATACAAAATATTCCACAACTAGTGAGTTAGTCCATTTTCTTGGTTGGAAAATCGTTTCTTTAAGCCCTTCTGACAAAAAAGATAATAAGGACGAAGCGGAGAATTATGCTTATTTGAATCAGTTGAAAGCCGGAAGCGTTTTGCCCTATAAAAAAATAATCGCAAAAATCGCGATAAGAGATAAAAAAACACATTATACGGAGGCACGACTAGTTTCTCTCTTGGAAGAGCGGGGAATCGGAAGACCGTCAACCTTTGCGTCGCTTATAGATAAAATTATGGAACGAGGTTATGTGAAAAAGGAAGACGTCCAAGGAAAATCAATTCAATGTAAAGATTTTGAGTTGGAAGACGATATTTTGACTGAGAAGAATTCAACAAGAGAATTCGGGAACGAAAAGGGAAAATTAGTCATTCAGCCGGTCGGTCTATTAGTTATTGAATTTTTATTGAAACATTTTGATTCCATTTTTAATTATGATTATACGAGTAAAATGGAAACGGAATTAGACAGAGTGTTGAAAGGGGACATCATTTGGCAAACCCTATGTGAAGATTGCTTGAAAAACATTGAAACAGATTCTGCGAAATTAGTAGACGAGAAAAAATACGAGATAAAAATAGACGAATCTCATTATTATATTATTGGGAAACACGGACCGGTAATTAAATGTATTCCAAAAAATTCTAAAAAGAAGGAAGACATTACCTTTCTCTCGGTGAAGCCTGACATAGACTTGAAAAAGTTGGAGAATGGTGGATATACATTGGAAGAATTGATTCTTCCGGTCGCGTCTTCTTCGGAATATCTTTTGGGAGAATATCGCGGAGAGAAACTGTTTCTTAAGAAAGGAAGATATGGTCTTTATGCCAAATGGACGAGCGATGGCGAAAAAACAAAGTCACTTTCTTCTCTCGGAAACCGTCCGTTTGAAAATATAACTTTGGAAGAAGTAACCACAATTCTGAATTTAGATTCAGAGAATGAGCAGCTTAAGCCGAGTATGATTCCAACACAACTAAGAAAAATTACGCCCGACCTATCTATTCGTAGCGGAAAATACGGAGACTATATTTTCTATAAAACGGAAAAAATGAAGAAGCCGCAATTTTTAAAATTGTCGGGGTTCAAGGAAAATCATCTGGAGTGTTCACTAGAGTCGTTGAAAAAATGGATAAAAGATACGTACGGATATGTATGAAATATTTTGGAATAATTAATTTATGTAGTTGATATATAAATTAATTATGAAAATTTTCGCATCAGGTTCATGTCGGTTATTAACTACAATTAGTAATGGTTGTAATTTTTGAAAAAATTAACCGCATATTCGTCATTTTTAAATTTATTCCACCACCACCAGCCAATATCAAAATTGAACGAATTAAAATAATCGTCGTATCCATTATTCTCGGTTTCCGCGGATTGTAATTTTATCATATTTTTATCCAAAAACTTCGGAGTCACTTTTTTAATAAACATTTCATTACTAGACAAGAACCAAAAATAATTAAACTCTATGTTATTTTCCATTAAATATTTCGCGTTTATAATATGTTGATTGAACAACTCAATATTTCCCCAAATATTCAAGTTGTTTTTTCGGACACTCGTTATTACTATTTTATCATTTTTCACATGTTGAAGTTCTTCGTTTATTTTTTCGTTGGTTGACACTAATATCAATGTGTCAAAATCTCCGAAAAAACTGTCTATATTGGAAAATAAGTCCAGTATACATTCTATGCTTTCATGACAAGTGAAACTAAAAATTATTTTTTTCATAATTGTTTACATTAAAAATGACATTATTAACGGACAGTGAATACGCTAATTATAAGAAAATTGTGTTGCTTCGGGAACAAACATGGAATACTGTCTCTCAATCTGTGGTTTAAACAAGACAAATTCCAACATGAAGGAAAACTCGGAAAACCTTACTATTTCCCCAGTGTGTTCACGAAATTTAACACGTAGTTTTCTTATCTTTTCCGCAGGTGGGTTGAATACCCTTATCGGTAACTGGACATTCGTATTATTGTTGGTCCATAATGACGCATTGGGAATATTTTTTGGCAATTTGGCAAAAGCAGCATTCAATGTTCCGTTAGTGACATTGTTTTCCCTAGTATATTCCGAATTTGTATAAGGAATCATTTCGTCAATACAATTAAACCCATTTAATTCTATAAAAAAATAGGGATTCCCTGAAAGATTTGTCTTATTGGGGGGAGTCAATGTGTAATATGTTGGTGGCACGACTATCGTGGGTGGAACGGGAGCCGGGTCTGGGATGGGTGCTGGTGCGGGCGTCGGTAACCAATTCCCGCCATTAATATTTGAATAAAAAAACCTGGGCGCATTCTTTGAACTCACGGATTTTACCGAACGCCCATTGAATCCTAAATAACTTAACAACCCTGAATTGGAATAAGACGGAAAAACATTTTTGGTGGCAGTAGGGTCGGCGAGACCCTCTATTTGAAAATCGTCCGTATTATTTCCAAAATACAGTTTTGAATCAATTTCGTTATATACAACTGTAAAACCTGAATACGTTCCCGAAACAGCCGAATTCATTTTATTTGTCAACTCTGTTGCCATTTGTTGATTGGTATATGTTCCTTCCTCAATCGTTATTGAATACGGAGTTTTTCCATTGTTTGCAGCAATAATTGAAAATGACATTGTTATATTATTTTTCAAAGCAGAAAAAACGTTATAATTTGAGGGAAATGACCAAGAGCTTAATTTAATTGCCTGAACATTAGAGTATTCTTGGGGTAATTCAATGTCAAACTGTCCTAAGCACGGATATTTGTTCCTATCAACATCGCTAGAATCAATCGTGACAAATTTTTGCTCATACATATACTGCTGAGCATTATTTATAATAGGATGATTTGTTGAAAAATTGGAAACATTTTGTTGTTGACGTGGTTGAACTTTTCCGATATCCATGATAATTTATATTAAAACAACATAATTATAAATATTATTATACCAATAATAAAAATATTTACTTATAATAAATTATAATGGACACGGACACCATAGTTGCTAAAACATATACTTCTTTAATTATTACTGGTGCGATTATAATATGTTTAACAATAGGAACAAGTTCAGTCGCATCTGTTTCCGGAACAATCGTTGGATATTCCTTCATCGCTGTAGGATTTCTCATACTTTCAGGAGTGTCAATGAGTAAGATGAGAGAAAATGCATCACTTATGTCGTTTTTGTATACAATTGGGCCGTTTTTATTAATAATCGCAAGCATTTTTTACGTGATATATTTATTAAGTTTTTACTTTAATAAAATTACATCCGGAAATGTATCAAATGGATATTACTCGTTTTCTAAAATTGTTCTTGTATTAATTGTTTCACAGCTGATAGTATTTTATTATGGAACACAAGAAAAAACATTCAAAATGTCGCACTCGTTATCTAAAATTTATGGAATGTTGCTCTATTTGATAGGACTCCTCGCCATAATTTCCATATATTCTTTAGGAACAATACTGGCTTACTTTTCTACGGATGGTTAATCTTCAAAAACTTGTATGTAAGTCCGTATTGTGAATCCGCTTCCCATATCCCCGATATTTTAATCATAAACATATTATTGTTAATTTTCTCGGTGGAATCAATAAAAAATTTTATGTTCCCACTTCGTAGTTGTTCATAAATCTTGTATTGTGGCACCTTATCGCTTATCGCAACGCTTTCCAAAAGCTCCTCCTCAATTCTCTTTAAATTATAAATAATTTCTTTATGCGTGTTTATATTAAAACTGCATTTATATTTATTATAATATTTTTCACATGAAATTTCGTTTAATGTCAACATAAGAGTTATCCCATTCAGCACACAAAAATCAGTAGAGTATAAAATTCGTATGAAATTACCATTGTTCATGACATTGTTTTTGATGGAATCACAATAAAAGACATTTTCTTTGCTGTATTGTTCTATATTTTTGACAATATTCATTGTTTTACATATGAATGAAAGAATGGGTTTATTTTGTTTTACTTAACAATATGTCGTAAAAAATAATAAAGAATAATGAAATAACTAATATAATGAAGTTTCACGAAACCCATTTTGAAGAATATCTACAATCGTCGCTTAAGAACAATCTTCACCCAAAATTAGAAAAGTTATTTTTGACGTTTCCTAAAAAAATGTCTGACTTGAAAAATGTTATCTTTTATGGTCCCGGTGGGGTCGGCAAATACACACAAATGTTGCGGTCCATTAAAAAATATAGCCCTTCTGAATTAAAATATGAAAAAAAAATTAGTGTTGTTTATAACAAACAAAACTACCTCTTTAAAATAAGTGATATTCACTATGAAATTGATATGGAACTTCTAGGATGTAATTCACGATTGTTATGGCATGAAATATACCTACAATTGATAGACGTTATTTCAGCGAAAACCGACAAATCAGGAATTATTGTATGTAAAAACTTTCATGAAATTCATCCTGAATTACTGGAAAATTTCTATAGTTATATGCAACAAAATAATAATGCGTCTGTAGAGATTAAATTTATCATTATTACTGAAGAAATAAGTTTTATGCCGGACAATATATTGAACGCATGTGAAGTAGTTTCGGTACCACGTCCCTCAAAAACGCTTTATAATAAATGTATTAAATCAAAATTAACAAACAATATACTTTTAGAAAATATATCTAATATAAAATCTTTTCACTCTCCTGAAAAAGAAAACTTCATTTCACATAAAATTATATGTGATAAGATATTGGAATCAATGATGAATGTCCACGATTTAAAATTTCAAAAATTCCGCGATTTGATATACGACATATTTATATACAACTTAAATATTACACAATGCGTTTGGTATATATTGTCGGAATTAATTAATCAAAATAAAATTAAGGGAGTAGACGTTTCACCAATTCTCATCAAAACATATTCATTTTTTCAATATTACAATAATAACTATAGACCCATTTATCACGTAGAAAATTATCTTCTTTATTTAGTAAAAATTATTAACAATTTATGATTTATCGCGATTTATCGTAATTCATTAATTCTGTAAATAATAAAATATTGACTTATACATATTGATGCCAGTAGGAAGTAAAGCATTTGGTGAATGTGCAAATCTAGTTTATGTATCTTTGTCAAAAGAACTTGGGGAAATTTCTCTAGATGCGTTTAATGGATCTACTGCGAATATTGAAAAAATTGATGTGAATTCAGCTAGTTTAATTCCCGTTTTTTTCAGTATTTTTGCAAATTTACCGAATTTAAAAACTGTTAATTTTGGCAAAGAAATTTATGGAGGATCATTTAGTAAAATCCGTTCCATCGCTAATCTCATTAATAAATATGTCGCTGTTGAAAAACTTACGGCGGACGAGGTGAGCCTTACAAATGATTTAAGACATTATAGAGGACTTTTCATAAATAAAATTGTAATTGATGATACGATTCCCTGTTTTGGGGAAAATACACAAATCTTATGCGCTGACGAAAATATGAAAGAATTTTATCTGCCGATTAAAAATATTGCTGTTGGACAATTGGTAAAAACATACAATCATGGCTACAAAAAAGTTTTCAACATTGAATCAGGCTCTTTTGTCAATAATCCTCAAAATTTCCGCACTTGCATGTACGCAATGAAAAAAAACGAATTCATGACAGACGATTTGTTGTTAACTGGTGGTCATGGAATTTTAGTTAATAAAGTAGATAAAACAAATATTATTTCGCGTTACGACAATAAAAATAGCGAATTAGCTTATTTATATGGAAAGGGGTTTTCCGAAAAAATAGATAACAAAATTATATTACAAGCCGTAGCATGTAAATATTTTACTCAATGTGTGGATAATAATATGTACAATTACTATCATATTTCGCTTGAAACGAATGGGAAAGATAATGTTCAATACGGTATATGGGCAAACGGCGTTTTATGTGAATCTACTGCGAATATACGTTTTCTTCCCAATGAATAAAGTTTAGACAAAGCATATTCTACAAAAAGGACATGACGACATATATACTCTTTTATAGCAACACGTGCAAACACAGTGACCACAGGCTAGGTTTATGTTAAGTTTTTCTTCATAACATATGCCACATTCAAGAATATGATTTAAACCGGTAAACAATTTGATTTTGTTATTATAAATAGCAATATTGCGTTCGCTATTTAACTGAGCCAACATGTTTTTCGCGTTTATTTTTGAAACCTCGTTTTCTGTAGCAGACATAACAAAATCAAGCAAGACGAATGATTCAAACTTGTTGTCGGTTGTAAATTCATAAATATCGTCTGTTTCGCCGAGCTGCAAGCTCATTAAATAATATTTTCTCAAATTCGTGGAATCGCTCTTTTCCCGATAATGCAGGATTAACTCAAAAACAGACTCTAAATCATTGTGTTCTCGGATAGCCAAATCATAGTACTTCACCATTTCATCATAATTTCCCTGGAATTTACAATAATCCGCATAATTATACATAGACGCACAACAGTTATCCGTCTCAATTGCTTTCAAATAATATTTTTTTATTTTTTCAGGTTCCCTGTGATGGTAGGTTTCGTATAAAATTGCCAGATTCATCATTGCCAGTCCTTCATCACTGATTTCAATAGCTTGTAAATATAGTTTTATTGCCTCTTCATAATTCGCAACTTCTTCATTTTTTACTGCCTGCTTACAAATTATCATGGATAGTTGTTTCAATCCATCATATTCAAAACATCTGACAATTTCGTCACTCGCGGGTGATGGGTCCCTTGGCTGAGTTTCGGAACGCGAGGAAATATGCGGCACGTGTGGTATAATATTTAGTGTCCTTGTTACGTCACTACTAAAAAGAGGGTTCATTTTCTTTTTATCTCAAAAAACAATAAATTATAGGCATTCAATTTTTCTTGAATTATGCATTTCCGAATCGCGGAAAAAGCATTATCTCAGAAAAGTATTAAAACTAATCCGCCTGAGATAAATATATGCCCAATTCACAAATAGCACAAATACTAGACCGGTTTAAGAATGACCCAAAAACAACTAAATTAAGAAGCGTCAACGATTTAGTGCATGTTGCTGTTATCGTATATCGCGGAAAAATTATCGCAGAAGCGACAAACCGCATTGGTTATCGCGGAATGTGGGAGCGTTCTTATTATAACACGTTTGTTCGCGACAAAAAAAATATACATGCAGAAGAAAACGTCGTGAGAGAACTGGGAGATTATAATAGACTCCGTGATGCGGACATGTATATAATGAAAATGGGAAGAGGTGACAATAGCGAGGAGTTTGTTAATTCCAAACCGTGTAAGAAGTGCGAATGTTTTCTAAATAAATGTATACAGAAATACGGATTACGTAATGTATACTATACATCATAACAAACTTAAAAATATTGATTCATCTTATTCATCATGGAACTTTCAAAAGCAATAGAAATATTGGAAATAGAACAATGCGAATTTCCTAAACTGACATTGGAAAACTTAAAACAGCGATATCATAAACTGGCGCTGCAAAACCATCCGGATAAAAACGGAAATACGATAGAGTCAAAAGAACAGTTTCAATTGATAAACGAAGCTTATCATGTTCTCAAGAGAGAAATTAGTATTTTAAATGAAAATAATCCACAAGAAGAAGCAAACACTGGATACACATTTATTCTCCATATGTTTATAGATGGTCTGTTACAGGGAAAATATAATGAATTCATATCTACAATGGTAAAAGATATTGTGTCGGGAACAAAAAAAATATCAATCAAGTTATTTGAAAATATGGAAAAAGAAAGAGCGGTTTCTATTTATAATTTTTTGTTGAAACATAAAATGATATTACGAATAGACCAACAATTGCTTGTTGAGCTTGAAGGAATTATTTTAGAAAAATACAAAGATGTTCAAATTTATGTATTAAATCCGAGTATACATGATTTATTTGAAAACAATGTATATAAATTAGAACACGACGGTTCAACATATTTTGTTCCTTTATGGCATAGCGAACTTGTATTTGATGGAAAATGCGGAGAAATTATCGTGAAGTGTCTTCCTGATTTACCGGAAAATATAGAAATTGATGAAAATAACAATATTGTTATCTTGATAAAAAAGTCGTTTACTTTTTCTCTCTTGAGTGAGAAAATAATTCCTGTAAAGATAGGAAACAAAGTCCTTGGAATTCCAATTGATGACCTTTTATGCAAAAAGGTCCAGACATATACATTCAAGAGAGAAGGCATCGCCAAAATATGCGAAAAAAATATGTATAATGTTAGTGAATTATCCGACATTATTGTTAAAATAGTTTTTGAATAAATTTGCGTCTGAAAATAATCAAATAAAAAATATTTGATTATTTACTTTTTAATACTACCACAAATCTCTATAAACTAAGCCTCTGCAACAACCTTCTTCTTGACAACCTTCTTCTTCTTAGGCTCCTCTGCAACCGCGACTGGCTCTTGAACAACGGGAACCGGGACAGGAACCAACTCCTCCTCCTCATCCTCGTCATCGTCGGAATCATCAACAATAGTAGACGGCACATTGTCACAATCTACATCGGGCTCAGGAACCTCAAGCGTCTTTAGCTTCGCCTTGTCGGAATCCTTTAGCTTGATAAAACACGAACCAGTCAAGGAACCACGAGGCTTCTGGGTGACGCTCTGAATAAGCTTCCAGGTAACACCAAACTTTCCATTGGCAAACCAAAGACCGCCACATTGCATAAGAACCGCCAGGTTGGTCCCCTTTTGCATAAACTCAATCGGCGTGCAATTGGGATTGCTAGGATTGGGAAAGAGACAATTCTCCTCCTCGTCATAAATCTCTACCTTCCACACCCCCTCCCAAACAGGAATCTTAACACGCATAACAGGCGCCTTTGACAAGTCTAGCTCACCAGTATTCTTATCCTTTGGATACTTCAACATCGGGCTATAAAGCGCGTCCACAACCTCGGAATTCTTATGCACCTTTCCAAACCAATCCTTGGAATTCTCAAGCGCATCCTTCTTAATTTTGTTCTCAAAAGCAATCATATTTGAAAGATATGCGTCCGTCTCCGGCGTCCGGTAATCCTGACTGGGAAATTGCAAAGACAACTCAAACTTTCCGTTTCCCTTTCCCGTACTAGGATCCGTAAAATCGGATGCCCCCCAGGTAAGCATTAGTGGGGTAGAAATCCGAATTCCCTTGTTTGTAGTCTTGCTCAAAATGTTCACACTCTTTCCACCCGAACCACCCGCCTTGGGCGCGGAATAGCGAATGTCCTCCACATTAAACTGCGTCGCATCAATAATAGTCTCTGCCATCTTCTCTGTGTATACTCTTCATTATGTGCATTTCTTTAATTCAATTTTTTTACATAATTAAAAAACACGACACTGGTTGTTAGGTGAAAATGCAAAATGTTTTAAATTAATTTATTATACAAATAGTTAAAAAGAAAATAACATGGTATAGTATATGTCATCAGTTAAAAATAACGAACTAAATAACCACGACAATTCTATAGAACACTACGTTAGTCACATTTACGGAAAATGTGAAAAAAGTATGGAATTAACAAAACCGGGAAAAACGGCTAATAAATTTGACGACGACAATATCGTTATTCCTACAACCGATAACTACGATATACTTTTAAGAACGAATTATAATGGACAACAGTTAAGGAAAATTCTAAAATTATACAAATTGAAATTGTCGGGAAATAAAAAACAACTAGTACTTAGGATATATTGTTTCCTAAAATTGTCTTCGTTTATTATTAAAATTCAAAAAGTGTTTCGCGGAAATCTACAAAGATTATGGAATCATTATCATGGACCCGCATTATTCAACAGAAAATTATGCACGAATGATACCGATTTTTTAACAACTGAGAAAATTGAAACACTCCCGGCGTCGCAATTTTTTAGTTATCAAGACACTGATAAATTTATATATGGGTTTGACATTATTTCACTTCATAACCTTATTATTAAATCAGGAAAAACAGTCAAAAACCCGTATAATCGTTCTGTTATTCAACCAGAAGTCATCAACATGCTTAAAAACTTGATAAAAATAAGTAAAGCGCTGAAATTTGATATTGAAATTGATATAAAAGAAAACGAAATGACGAATGAGAAAAGTCTTGAATTACGGATTTTAGATTTATTCCAGACGATTGACTCTTTAGGAAATTATAGTAACCCGTCATGGTTTACAAGTTTAAATGCTGTTCAATTGGTTAGATTCGTGAGAGAACTTAATGATATATGGGTTTATAGAGCACAACTTTCAGCGGAAGTAAAAAGACAGATTTGTCCGCCTAACGGAGACCCATTTCAACATTTTAGCGTGAGTAGCTTCAACATCAATAACAATATAAACATAATTAGAAAAAATATTCTTGTTATTCTAGAAAAATTGGTTAATTCTGGTTCGGATGTTGGAAATAAAGCACTGGGAGCATATTATGTTCTAGGCGCGCTAACAATTGTAAATGAAGAAGCAGCATTAGCTCTTCCATGGCTTTTTCAATCCCTTGTCTATTTTTAGATTTTGTTGGTCCGCGTATTCTTTACATGCCATTACCTGTGAAGAATAATATATATAGCGTGTTAAATCACTTAAACAGTACCCACTTTAGTAGTATATAAGATGGCGAAATCCACCAAAACCCCCAAGACCCAGTCTGATGTCGTTGTTCCTGCTGTCTCCGTTGTTCCGGTTGTTGCTTCTTCTGTTCCTGTTGAGAAGTCTTCCAGCGTGAAGAAGCCTAAGGCTCCTAAGCAGGAGGTTGCGCCTGTTTCCGTTGATGTTCCCGTTGTTGACGCGCCTGAGGGTGATTTAATGGACACTCCCGTTGGCGAGCAGTCTATTGAGTTTCTTGCAAAGCTTCAGCAGCTAGGTGTTCTTATCTCTTCCCTTAAGACTGAGTATCGTACTCTTGAGAAGAAGTGGAGCCGCGAGCTCAAGGCTGCCCAGAAGCTTAGCACTAAGAACAAGAGGAAGACCGGAAACCGCGCCCCTAGCGGGTTTGTTAAGCCCACTCGCATTAGCGACGAGCTTGCCTCTTTCCTTGGTAAGGACAAGGGAGCCGAGATGGCTCGCACGGCGGTTACTCGTGACATTAATGCGTATATTCGCGAGCATAATCTTCAGGACAAGACCAATGGTCGCAAGATTAATGCTGATGCTAAGCTTGCTGGTCTTCTCAAGCTTCAGAAGACGGACGAGCTCACTTACTTTAACCTCCAGAAGTATATGAGCCCTCACTTTGCCAAGTCTGTCAAGGCTGAGGCTGCCGCCGCTGCTGTTGCGGTTTAATATTTTTCAATAAATAAATTTAGAAACAAAACCAAAAAATAAAATAAAACCAAAAAAATAAACAAAACCAAAAAAATAAACAAAACCAAAAAAATAAAACCAAAAAAATAAAACAAAAAAATAAAATAAAACAAAAAATTAAAATAAACAACATTTATTTTATTTTACAAATTCAAAAACTAAATACAAATCCATCTTCCCTCAATATGGATTTCATTTCGTCTTTATTTATTCGCGCATTCATTATCTGAACGTCGTGAATTTTATAATTTTTTTCATCATTTGTTATGTCAAACATAGAATTTACCGTTTTTAAAAGTTCTATATCGTTTATATAACAAGGTTTATTTTTTAATACCCATTCATAAAAATCATCTTCCTCCCCCGTTTTATGATATTTTTTAAATAGTTTTAAGGTTTTACTCAAGGTGTGTTGCTGACCAGAACAAATATTATAGTCCGTTCCCGAAAGCACGCAAATTTCACGAAACTCTTTTTCAATTAATCCGAGTTCTTCAAGAATAATTCTATAGTCATACAATATCGCAGTTTTTTTCAGTAAACTAAAATATCTTAGCACGCGCGGACAACCATAAATAAACATATCCATATCTTCGCTCATGCAAGCCCAAACACGCTTTTTAATAGTTAACAACGCACATAATTCGTCTGCCTCGCCCACCGCGTCGTGGTATGTTAATCCATAAGAAACGATGAGTTTTTTTATTATTGATGTGTGCTCTTTTGTGATATATATAAATTTCTTCTTTAGCGAGTACATCGCGGTAAGTATTTCATTTTTTTCCTCTTTTTCCAATTCTTCGCACTGGGACATTTTTTTCAACTTGTTATATTCTTCCTCGGCACTTTCTTTGAGAAGGCGTCTCTCCTTTAATAGTTCTTTTTTTTCGGGAGGCGGCTTTCCATCAAAGACAAAAATCGGAATCACTCCATAATATCTAAAAATTGACATCATTAAATACATGTTTTCAATTAGGGTGTCTGTTTCCAAATACTTGTATAAATATATGCTTATATCTACTGCTATTTTTTTTCCAGACAACTCTGAAAAAGATACGCATTTCGTCGCGCGTTGACAATTATTTCTTATAAAACTATTCAAGTGTCTCACACCCATCTTATCTTGATTACAGTTATGATGAGGGGAAAATTTCCCCATTTTCGGTTTCATTTTTTTTGAATTATCAAAAAAAATGAATCGTTTTTGGAATTTATATAGATGCCTATATTTACATATGGGAAACAAACAGTCAAAAATGAAAATATCGCCTACGGTCGTTTCTAGTGTTTTAGACGACACTAATGATATTAATTTTGACGAGGCATCCAAAGAGTGGAAAAGAAATAAAAAATCTCTCGGCGGCGGAACATACAAATATGTTTGTGGTAGTGATACCAAAAACGGAAGTCCTTGTCAAAACAAACCTATAACTGAGGATGGGTTTTGTTACTTACATAATAAATAGCATGTACGTTAAATAAAATCATCTATATTTATTTTTTTTTCTAGTAAATTCATCAATATTCTTTGAATCAACGTGTTGGGATTTTGTTTTTCGTTCAAATCTTCGGCGTTTGATTGAAAATTATCTATGCTTGAAATTCTATTATTATTCCTTCTTACCAGCGAGGAAGAAAATACGCCCGCGCTAATTTTCTTCAAATTACACAAATTTCTAATTTGTAAATCAATCGGCATTGATAAGGTGTAACACAGTTCTAACAATTTTTGCGCCCCACTTTTTGTGACAATATATCCTTGTGTTCCATATCCTATAAAATTTCCTTGAAAATCTCTTTTCATTTCTTCATTTACAAATAAAATATCATCATTCTCATCAATCGTAAGGTTCTCTAATAACTCGGCTGATTTTTCTCCGACAATTTCTATACCATCCTCAAGTATTAAACAAGAATCAAAGTTGTTATCAACAACATATTTCCAGCAATTATAATGACTCACATAACAACCCATTTCTCCAATAAATGATTGCTTGTTATTTCTGAATCCGCTACCATTTAAATTTATTCTATTTTCCAAAATAAAATTATTTAACACGCATGATTTATTTTGATAATTCGCGCCTTCAATCCGAGTAACATTTTTTCCAGATGTTATCCAGATCTCTCTAAACTTGCATAAGCTTTCCCACAAATCTTTTCGCGACTCCATATTTATTATTGCGCAATTAGTGACAAGCATCTATTCTAACATTTTACAAGAAACGTTTAAGTGTTTTTCTACTCATCCCATCTCGGCAATAGTCATTCGCATATTTTTTAAAACAAATTGCATGTCTTTATTATGTGAATTTTTTGAACTCTTTATATTTTTAAGAAACGCTTCCATGCAAGATATATTCGCCAACAACGTTTTTGTTTTATAGTTTTTTTTGATAAATTGACAGAATTCATTAATGTTTCCAGTTGTTTTTTTGAACTGCAGCAATGATAAATTGTTTGTTTCGCACCAGCCCAAGAAACCCTGATAATTATTCATCAAAATTAATTTAATAACATAATAAGAGAGAACATTTGAGTTTTCCTTATACATTGTTTCTCTCAACATCAATGACCGAGGACTCTTTGAGTAAAGGTCTTTATAAGTCAATCCCATAAAATTGAGGGTTTTAACCATTTGGAATACGCTATAGCTCCTTTCATAGTTTATAAAGAAATCAAAATTGTTATAAAATTCCGCCAATCCGCCATGGGTTCCTAGGTAAAAACTGCAAAAAACGGCGTTCATTATTTCAGCCCAAAATTCCGTATATGCTTCAAAAAGATTCACATCCGATTTAACCGGAAATAACTCCAAGACCTGTTTATTACAACCCACTTGATTCATATCAGAAAAATCTAGCGCGAAATTATGCATCGTCTCATGCATGAAAACCTTAAACCATTCTTCTTTGCGAAAAATCACTATTTCTGAATCAATCGGACAAGTATACGTAAATGCGGTATTCACATGAATCTCGTCTAGTATCTCAATGTTTGTCAATGGCAATTGTTTTGTTAATGATGTTAAATAAACATAAATCGTTACGGAGTTAGAACATTTTTTTACAGAATATTCGTTTACTATGTGAAGCCAGGTTAACATTCTATCCACATAGTCATTATAAATCTCCATAATTTCATCGGACCAGGTAAGTTCCTCTAAAACAAAATATATTTTTATCTCACGAGAAAAGAGAGAAAAAGTATACGACAAAACCATAGTGGAAGAATTGTCTATATGTTTTCTTACCTCCGCCGGAAAAGTATTTATATTAAATGTCTTTGGACGAGGTATCTGAGAAACAGTTGATATCTTCTGTACTTTATATTTATAAAAACGCCCACTTTCTTTTTTGCTTTCAACGAATGCGTGTGCTTGCGAAACATCGCGGTGTAATTTTCTTAATATTCTCTTTGTAGTTGGGGATTGTTTTTTATACGAGAGACACTCATTTTCTAAAAAAAAAGACATTAGCAATTCGCATTGTTTTGATAAGTTCATTTTATTTCTGATAGTAGTAGTTATATATTTATGTATATATTTATATTTTATTTTATTATAATATTTCATTACAACAATTCATTTATACTATTTTTCAATAGTTATCATTCGCGCAACCCTTCGTAAAATCTTATTATATTCCTTCTTTTTTTCTTCGTTTGACAACGGACCGCTTGTTTCGTATAGTATTTTATTATATTTATCCATGGTTTTTGAAGAAGAATCACAGTAATCCGGATTTTGCTTCTTCCAATCAAAACTTTTCATGAAATTCTTATGTGCCACGCCCTTTATGACGGAAATAAAAAGCGTTTAACTCTTGTCATTTTCCCACGTATCTTTATCTTTACACCTTTTCTCATTAAAAATTCCAATTTTTTCCAAAATATATCTGAAATAGCAATAAATTTATTATATAAATATAATAAATTTATTATATAAATATAATAAATTTATTATATTTATATAAGATATAAATGAATATTATTTCTATCTTTTCTGGAAGAAAACCAAATATTGAACTTCTTAAAAAATATTTGGAAAAGGCTTTAGAGTTAAATATAATCAACGAGGTTCATTTTTGGAATAATACAAGAAATTCTTATGATGAAGAGTATTTAAAAACGATTAGTAATTTAAAAAGAACTTCATCTACAGGAGAAGGTAAATATATTTTAATTACTCCAATAATATCAAACAATTCTTTTGAATTAAATGTAAAAGCATCTAACGATATTAATATTAAACTAACAAATTTAGATTTAGATATAGAATATGAAATTGTTTTAGGTGGTTGGAATAACACAAAATCTGTTATTAGAGAAAATAATAAAGAAATATGTAATTTAATCCAAAATAATGTAGCAGATGAAAATAATAATAATATTTTTAAATTTATTATTGATAATAATATTTTGAATATACTAAAGAATGATGAACTATTAATTTCTAAAAAAATTAAAGATAATTTTATAATAAAAAATATATATTTCAAAACAGGTTACAATTCAGTAGGAGATTTGACCTATAATACCACTCAAAATAAATGTTTTTATTTTATGGATACTTGTGAAAAAAATTGGAAAAATTATTATAATTATTATAACGATAAAAAATTTGAAAATGATATCATAATAAAATGTGATGATGATATTGTTTTTATTGATTTACATAAATTACCTAAATTTATTGATTTTATTAAAAATAATGATTATGATTTAGTGTTTGCTAATACAATTAATAATGGTGTTTCTGCTTATTTTCAACAAAATAAATATAATTTAATACCAAAAGAAATAATGGATTTGGAATATCCATTAAATGGGTTATGCGGTTCATTATGGGAAAGTGGAAAAAAAGCAGAAGTTTTACACGATTATTTTATTAAAAATTATAAAAAATTTTTAGATTATGATTACAATAATGAAATTATACCAATAAATACTCGGTTTAGTATAAATTTTTTTGGATATAAAGGAAAGAATTGGCATAAAATTAAAGACTGTTACGTTGATGATGAATATAATTTAACTGTAGACTATGTTTGCAATAGACAATTTAATAATATTTTATATAGCGATTTTTATGTGTCACATTTATCATTTTTTAAGCAAAACCAAACTGGAATTGATTTACATAAACTTATAGATAATTATAATGAATTATATATTACAATAGAAGAAAATGAACGTTTTTAATAAAAAGGGTGTAATATACATGGTTTCTCTCTTCAAATCGCTAGAATGCATTGGACGTTTTTCAACCTCTGTATTCTTCAAATTGTCTATTAATATTTTACTAATGCCTTCTGCGTATCCAAGTATCCCGACATTTTCAAAGTCCTAAAAGCTTATCTCCAAAGATTTAATAAAATCTCCGATATTCATCGCATCCTTACAGGGTTCATTTAAAAACAAATTCAAGTTGAATTTATTATTCGTAACATTATTTGAATTAATATTATTGTTGCTTCCACCAAACCCCTTTTCTTTCACTAATTCTAGAATCTGTTTATTCTGTTCTACAATTAGTTCTTTAAACTTGGTATTACTTTTCAAGAGTTCAAAAATCAAAATATTATTATTTGATGGGTCTCCGTTTTCCGAAGATTTTTCATATGTGCATTTTTTTTTATGGCGCCATAGTCCCCCTCTATCCTTGTATTCTTTTCCACAATCACATGAAAATGCCTGATGATTTTTTTTGAGTTTTTCGGTTGCATTTACGCCATGCAACAATCTGGTTTTATGTTTTGTTGTCAAAGTATGGCGAGTAAAATCGTTTTTGTTATTGGTTATGAAGTGACACAAATCGCAATTAAAATGGACAATATTTTTGAGTTTTTCTGTTGTCATTTGTTGCATATTTTGACAACAGAAAAAACTCCTAAATTGTTTCTGATAAATATTTTTTATTTTTGAAAAAAAACAATAACAAATATTTTTGCATTATGCAGTAAAATCTCTTTTCAAAAAGGGAGGCGTGCTTTTTCTTCAAGACTTTTTTGGAAATCCGTTTTTGGACATTTATAAATGTCCATTTTCACTTTTCCAAAAAAACTTTTGGAGAAATTGTCGCCACTTATATATTATTTTCTAAAACGGGCTTAAAGAACCAAAGGTGCGCTATTTTTGAATCATGACTTCCTTGGCGACTCGTCTAAGAATTTTATTGTATTCTTTTTCTTTTTCCTCCTTTGAGATGGGTCCGCTAGTTTCATATAATATCTTGTTGTATTTATCCATCGTTTTTGAGGAAGAATCACAATAATCCGGATTTTCTTTTTTCCAATCCACACTTTTCATAAAATTCTTATGAGCAACACCCTTAATAGCAGAAACAAACAATGTTTTTTCCTTGTCATTCTCCCATATGTCCTTATCTTTAATATACATCGTTTCTCTCTTCAGGTCACTGCAATGCATGGGTCGCTTCTCAATTTCTGTATTCTTCAGATTATTAATAATAATTTTACTGATACCCTCTGCATATCCGAGTGTGCCTACATTTTCAAAGTCTTCAAAGCTGATTTCAAGCGATTTAATAAAATCCGATATATTCATCGCGTCCTTGCACTGTTCGTTCAAAAAAAGATTCAAATTGAACTTATTGTTAGTTGTATTATGAGAGTTAATATTGATGTTGTTGGCAGATGCAAATCCGGTTTCCTTCACTAATTCTAGAATTTGCTTGTTCTGTTCTACAAGTAATTCTTTGAACTCGTTATTGCTTTTCAGAAGCTCAAATATCAAGACATTATTGTTTGATAAATCAGAGACATTGTTGTTTGACAAATCATGAAAATTATTTTCCAAAGATTTTTGATTAATGCATTTTTTTTTATGAACACACAGGCTTTGTTTATAGCTATAACTTTTTCCACAATCACACGAAAAAATTCCGGAAACTTTTTGGTCAACATCTTGGTAAACATTTTTATGTTTACTAGTAGAAATATGTTTGTTCCATAAACTTTGTTTATAGCATATATAATGACACTTTTCACAACTAAACTGATTGGAAACTTTTGGAAACTTTTTGGTAAACATCGGTCAATATTATATCCAAATATTTTTTTATTTCTAAATCTATTTTTGAAGTTGTGTTTTTTTTTGTAAAAAAATACAATAACAAATAATTTATTGAAAATCATAAATTCGCATCATTATGCTGCAAATCCACTTTTCAAAAAGGTCGGCGCGCTTTTTTCTCAAGACTTTTTTTGGAAATCCGTTTTTGGACATTTATAAATGTCCATTTTCACTTTTCCAAAAAAACTTTTGAGAATTTTGTCGCCCTTATATATTATTTTCCCAAAAGGACTTAAAGAAACCGATAGGTTTTTATTAAATTTTTTTCAATACGAAATGGTGTAAAAATGTGAAGATTCATAAAAAAATTGAATTTACTTTTTGAAAACTTAACATGGTAGAAAGTTTTAGAAATGGTGTCGTTGGCAGCTTGGGTGGTGTGTATGATGGTTGTTCTGCAACCGGGATACGGAATCCCGATAATGATGTCTAGAATCCCGGTAGTGATATCTAGAAATGGTCGTCGCGGGACGAGACGGCAGCATAATGACTTTGTGCGAGTCAATACTTGTTCGCTCGCGCGAATGGTGCTCCCGACAATAAAAATCGGAAAATGTCCAGCAACATTTGACGATTATAGACATTTGTATTCACGGGACTCGGTTTCCTTTTTGGACAGTTATTACAAAAAACATTGCGACATTGTATACATAAGGGAACCTAACTTTGGCGACCGCTACATCACTCCCCTTATTGGGTTAACCTTTATGTTGATGGCGTTGTTGCTTTTCACAAGTTGTATAACCGGCGTGGTCGTCAAAATCTACGCGACCGCAACCAAATTTCTTACGAGCGTTGGAAACTAGAATCAAACGGTTAATCAAAAAAACAACTTTTCAGGATTTTACATTCTCGCAGAACTTACATATTTTTTACGCCCTTATGTATTATTTTTTATATCCCATTTGAAGAACAAAAAATTGAAATTAAATATGTTATAATAGTAAATGAAAATAATAAAACAAACTGTGTTAAAAGGAATGTCTCAAATTGTCGGAAACAACCTCGGAACCGGCGCTGGGGGTGCTAACACAAACATTTACGGGAAACGCTTTGAAGATTTTACATGTAATGAACCCAAGTTGATAGAGAAAGGATTTACAAAGACATCCATGAATAAAAATAAGTGGGGGTATTATTTATCAAAAACGTTTGACGATAAAAGAGTCATATTTTTGCAACAGGGTGGATTAAAAGATTATATCAAAAAAACACACAATATTGAGTTGTTTAGGTTTCCCGATGAAGCATACATAATTGAGTATTTTGACGGAAGAAAGATTATCAAAATTCTAGAGAAAAAAGAACAGCGTGTCGGTGGGTCCGTAGAGACAAAGTTACTGAGCGGTCCTATTTTCAGAGAAGAATACGAAGAGGCGCTGGAAGGTCAATTTGAAGTGGAATATGCTTTTTGTATTAGTAAATTTCTTCAGAACAAAGTTGTTTCTGATGATAAAAAATACACAATATTCAACAAACTTATGAAGAAACATAACATACCAGTTCTTTTTGGGGACGATGAAAATTATTTTATGCAATTAAATCTCTGGATTTTCAATAATTCTTTATAATAACCTCTTTCGCTTTTGCATCAGGATTTTTAGAATTTATGCTTCGTTTACATATCACACTTTTCAACTCGTATTTTTCTTCTGCAAAATTATCTCTCACCAGCTTCACGTCGGCATTACTCATCATAAATTTTGATGATAAAGAACGACATATTTCAAATAAATGCGCGTGTTCATTAAAGCCACCTTTTGTATATCCAACAAACGAGGTTATGGTTTCTGGTGCATACGGCGGGTCAAGATAGACAAAATCCCCGTCTTCCACAGAATTCATAGATTGAGAAAAATCAACACATTCAAATAAAACGCCTTGAATCAAACAATGAATTTCTTCCAAATGTGTTTTGTTTACAATTTCAGGTTTCGCATAATTTCCATAAGGAACATTGAACCCATTTGGACCAATCCTGAAAACACCGCGAAAACATGTTTTATTCAAGAATATAAAGAGCGCCGAACCAACCACCGTTTTTTTATCCGCTAATTTATTATATTTCTCTCTTGACCAATAATAATAATTTTCTCTACATTGCTTTGCTTCTAGAAGTGTTTGCGCTTTTCTATTTATTTCAGTGGAAGTTTCACACGAATTAAACTCTTCTAATAATTTCTGAATTTCGTCATAAAGCATTAGATGATTTGTTTGAATATTTTTGTATACATAAATAAGTTCTTCATTCAAATCATAAGCATAAATGTTTCCTTTAACTGTAATTTTTCCAGCGTTTACGTATGATAACAGGGCAAACAAAACACTCCCGCCTCCCAAAAATATTTCCCGATAATTTTTTATTTCCGAAGGAAACTCGGGCAATAATTTATCCAAAATTTGTGTTTTACCTCCTACCCATTTCAGAATCGGTTTTGGATGCTTTTCATTCATAACTATATGTAATATTTATGAATATTATTAATTGCAAATCAATTTTATCTTAAATAATCGCAGAAGCGGTTGTCAGTTTGTCCCTTACCATCATGAGTTGTTCCATAAGCTCGGGTTCCGACTTTGCCTTATAATGAAGTAATTTCGCATTCTTGGTTTCCGACAATAATTCCCTCAAATCTTCATTTTGTTCAAACTTGGCAGTAAGAGCATCGGACATTTCTTTTTCTTTCCGTTTTCCGTAAAATTCAGAGTCAACAATAACCTCTTTTGGTCTAATAAGAGTCCCCTTATATTTACCACTCGTTGAGCCCGCACCTCTCGCCATATCAGGTTCTTTTGACAATTCAGTTCCTGATTCAAGAGAGAAAGAAAGATAAAATTCTGGATTTCCCTTTTTGAATTTGGACGCCTGGTAATAATGCGTTACGCTAGACCATTTATGTCCATCCACCTGAAAAGGCTGTACCCAATCATTATCCAATTTTTTGCGCCAATCAGGAATCGCGGCGAGAGAAGAAAATATCCGTTTCCGGTCTTTTAAAATTATCTCTCCGGCACCGCTTCCAGGAAGTCTTTTAGAGGAAGAATCTTTATAAAATACAAAGACAATGTTGTCATCATATAATCCCTTTATCTTTGCCTCGGACAATTCCTCAAACTTGGGCGTTGGTTGCGGAAGATTTAAACTCGCCTTGAAACTAGTAAAATCATCAATTAATGAAAATACGCCAGAGTTTGATTCCAAACATTTATCAACTACCATCTTTTTGATATCATATGGTATTTCGGAAAATTTGAGAATATTCTTTTTTAAATACGTGACTAGCTTATAATGATAGCCATTATATTCCAACATTATATAATATTCTGGTAAGAACTGTCCACGTGACTGTAAAATGGAGTCATTCAGTTGCCCACAATTTAACACATTTGCAATGTCGTTGTCTTTATATGCCTCGGAAGACAATAATATAAATTTGATGTTGAGTAATCGCTCCATAGTGGAAATAGCCCACGTTTCAGCCCAAAATTCACAGGTTTTTATAACTTCTTTGAATTTTTCAAGCGTATCAATATTTTTCATCATTTTGAATTCTTTCACAATCTCTGCACTGAGCCTTTTTTCTTTAATAAGCCGCTCTCTATCCCTGGCTATTTTTTTTGCTGATTCTGTAATCTTTTTTTTTTCATTTCTATCTAGTGTCTCCTCAAACATCCTCTTATTTTTTTCATATTCTATTTCCAATTCTTTAATTTTTTTTGTATCATTTAAAACAGATAATTTTGCCATGTCGTATTGTTCCTTATTTCCAAGAAAAGTTTCTTGTGTCATTTCATAAGATAACTTGGTTCTTAGTTTTTGAACAGAGGTTTCTTGTCCGATTTGTAAAAATGCATCACGAATAGTGGCAAAAAAACAATCTCCGCCACCTTCGTTATCAATAATGGAATAGTGGTTGTTTTTCATAAAGGTTTGTATCCATGGTTCATCCTTTTTTTTGGAATATTTCTTCTTTCTCTCCTCTGCTTTTTCCAAAGTCTCTTCTGATAACATTTCTGGTATGGATATCCCCTCCTTTTTAGAAAATATGTCTTTTCTGAGAGAAGGAATTTCCGTAACTTCTTCTAGTGCCTTTTTTTCAGTTGGTTCCGATTTCTTTTGTTTATTTTTTTCTTCGTCAACCACTTCGTCGGGCACATCGGTGGCAGGTTCGTCAACTACTTCGTCAACTACTTCGTCAGGCACATCCGAATCAGGAACAAGTCGCAAGTTTTCCAACATTTGTTTCGTAACAAATACATAAATAAGCGGTTCACTCATTTTTTCCATATCTAATTCACCGTCTTCATCAAGATAATCCGCCAAGTCGGTTGAAAGTATTTCATATAACCCTATTTGAGTAACTTTATTGTTTGTTTTTACTAAATAAATAGGAAAAAAAGTAACATTTTTATCATCGTAGGTTTTTTTCGCATGTCCTATGGCAATTATTATAGAAACACCTTTTACTTGAATTTCATATAATTCTGCTGCTTTTTTTAAATCCTCCGGGTACACCTTTTTCAGTTCTTGATAACTAATAGTCTTGTCTAACTTGGACAATACCATATTTATAAATGATATAAATATATATAAATATGTTTAATATATTATATAGAAAACAACATATTATGGAAAAGAGCGTAAATATTATGATTCGGGTGAAAAAAATACTAGAGGAACATCCGGAAAACGAGAGAAACACGGATTATGATAAAATAGTTGGATTCGTATCCAATTATATAAATAATAATTGTGTTCATTCTATTATTATGGATAGCATTGATATTGATCCTGAGAGAAGTCAAACTATATATTATTGCGAAAAGTGCGAGAAAATGTTTGACGATATTCCTAGAAAAAACAAATAGAAATTCACCTTTGTTATCTAGTTGTTTTTATTTGTCTTATATAATATATTAAGATAAATAAACATGAAGAATGTGAGTACCGCAAAATCAGATGATATTTTGTTCAATAGAATAAAAAAAATTATTCATAATCCTGAAACATACGATCCATATCCTGAGGAGAAATTCCCACTTAGCGATACAAACGTAGAAATTTTACGCGAGATTATTGATAAAAATCCTAATTTTTTTTTCATTGTTCAAAATACGCTTGTGAAAAATATTGACGACTATCAAATTAAAGCGGAAAATGTTCCGAGCATAATTTCACTGATTTCTAATTTATATTACAATGTTCTATTATGTGAAAAAAACGGGATTCAAACATACCAGCCGGTTGAAAACTCTGGGAAAATACTTAAATTTATTTTTAAAATTGCCCTTGGCGAAGATGATTCTAATATAGACGCAATTTTATTACTTTTATGTTTTAATAGTATGACAGACGCTTGTGTTAAGTTATTGAAACCTTCAAAACCATATGTTATTCTTGACGAATGTTATGATGAATGCCGCGAACGTATGGATAAAAAAATTGTCGCTGTAAAAACAAAAACTTGTTGTCAAATGTGATGCCGAGAACCGTTCGCCTAAGACCATATCACAAATTTTTTCAAAAATTTATCATTCTTTAGCTCGCTCATATAATTCCACAACTCGTTTCTTCTTATGACAACCGAAATGTTTTCAAAATTATGTTCAAATAAAATTATTTGTTCTATTATGTCGGATTTTTTCATTTTTGCGAATTTAGAAATTCCGTAATATTCGCATATCAAAGATAACTGTTTGACATTATAATTTAATTCATAATTTTTCATCTTTACGTAAATTTCATCGTTTACTGTGGAAATATTATTGTTCAGGTTTTCAAAATTATTTAAAAGCTCGCCGATGTTTACTTCATTGACATTATTATCATCATCTAGTGAAAAAGAAATATTGTCCACGTTGTCCATGTTACAATAATAATGAATTATATTTTTATATGTATTTGTTCATATATACTTTTTCTTAATAACATGCATCACATGCATCACATGTCCACTATGTCCATGCACTTGAATATTGATTTGCTAGATAAGCTGGGATACATCTTTACTTTGCAGCGCGCCAATAACTCAATATTTTCAGTAAACCCGACATCTCCTACTTTTACCCGACAATTCGTGAATAACTTTTTACTATACAAAATTGCAATATTTTCAATCATCTCGTCAACCTCGTTACGCTTATTTTCTTCTTTCATCAACACCAAAACTTGTTTCATCAAATCAAAACTTATCTCAACAACTTTATCTTCGGGTAAAACACTATTGGAAACTAAATTAACAATAAACGCTGCCAATGATTTCCTTCGCTCGTTATCCAAATTCACTCTACAAAAATTGTCGTAGTCTTTATCAGAATCTGCATGTTCAATATTCTTAAAAAGCTCCAAGAACGAATTTAAATTCTCATCAAATATTTCTCTCATAATATCAAAATTTTGAATCAATTCCGAATATAAATCAGCGTATAACCTTGAGAAGAACCGGTTATTAGACGCGATTTCAAAAATTGTTCTCCCTATCCGCATAATATCTGCGGAAGAACTATCATTAATGACATCCCCCAAAATTGAAACAACAATCTGCGATTGTTCCTTATAATTTTTATCTGTCATTTTATTCAAAGCCGAACGAATAACATCAATTTGTGCGTCTAGTCCGACTTTTTGCTCTATTTTCGTAGGCTGAAAAGATTTGTGCGTATTCCAATCAGAATCATTTACAATCTCCGCGGGACGATGATTTTTTCTTTTTCTCTTATTAAAACTAAAACTATCGGAGTCAGAGATTGCTGGAGTGACAAACTTAATTGCTGGTTTTTGAAAATTGGGTGTTTTTATATATGTCGGAGATCCAACTTGTAAGGCCAAATCTGTAATTATAGCTAATGTTTCGTCAGGCAATTTTGCCTCAAAACCGTCAAATATTATATTTGTAAAATCTTTCAATGTATATCTATGGATACACGTCATATGTCTTAATAACGCACAAATACATTTATATCAATTTTTAATAATAATAATTTTATAAAGGGTATAAACATTTGAATCAATTATTATCTAACATGTTGGACGCAAGTAGTGAAAAAAGTAACGAAGAATATAATGTAATAGAGATTAATAGCTGGGATGAGCTTGAAATAAGCTCTAGTTTATTAAGAGGAATATACACATACGGATTTGAAAATCCAAGCCCAATTCAACGAAAGGCGATAAGACCTATTATTGAAAAAAGAGACATAATCGCACAGGGACAGTCGGGGACTGGAAAGACCGCGACGTTTACTATTGGTTCCTTGTTCCACGTAAATATGGATGAACCCACAACACAAGTACTTGTCTTATCGCCTACACGCGAATTAAGCAAACAAATATCTTCTGTTATGGCGGGAATTGGTTCTCAAATGATGGGGTTGAGAATTCAAACGATTGTTGGCGGAAACCCAATTGAAGATGATATACATAAATTAAAGAATGAAACACCTCATGTTATCGTGGGTTGTCCGGGGCGCGTATACGATATGATACGGCGAAATAATATAGTGGCAAGGACAATAAAGTTACTGGTTCTTGACGAAGCCGACGAGATGTTGTCTTATGGTTTTAAGGATCAAATATACAACATTTTTCAGTATTTCAATAAAGATATACAAGTGGCTCTTTTTAGTGCGACCTTACCGGATTATATTCATAATATTACTAGTAAATTTATGAGAAATCCTGTTAAGATATCGGTAAAAGCGGAACAGTTGACACTAGAAGGTATATCTCAATATTTTGTAGCAGTTGAAGATGACCGTGACAAATATGCAACGCTGAAAGATTTGTATTCTATTATTTCTCTTTCTCAGTGTATTATTTATTGCAACAGTGTTAAGCGGGTTGCAGATTTATATGATGCAATGACAGAAGACGGGTTTCCGGTTTGTCGTATCCATAGTAATATGGATAAATCGGACAGAGATACCGCGTTTAGTGACTTTCGTGGAGGGAAGTATCGTGTTTTAATTTCTTCAAATGTTACAGCAAGAGGAATTGATATTCAACAAATTAGTATGGTGATTAATTTTGACATACCCAAGTGTGTTCACAATTATATTCACCGTATTGGGCGCAGTGGACGCTGGGGACGTAAGGGTGTTGGAATTAATCTTATTACCCGTCGCGATGCTTCAAAACTGAAAGAAATAGAGGGCTTTTATTCTTGTCAGATAAATGAACTCCCGGCAAACTTTGACAATTTGACAAAGTGAGAACGAAACTCGTTGAAACTCGTTGAAACTCGTATAATAAAGATAATATTATTGTAAAATAATATTATGTTTATCCCGTCTGTACAAATTCCTACAAAACAAGTTTCTAACATAGAAACAATAGATAAGTATTTTAGACTTCCCATATCATATAATTCGCAAAAAAAAGAACTAAATAAAAATATAATTTCTGATTTAGAACTTTTTGCTACTTTTGATCCTTCCGGAATATCCATGTATAAATATGCATTCCAACCCAAAACCATTTTTGGTGAAAAAATAATGAAAGAACTACCGCTTTTATATACTACCGACACGCGCTTTTTGAGAGAAACTCAGCGCCTTTTGAAAAACTATAAAAGTTCTGCTGGTGATGTCATGTCTTCTGATAATGCAATGAATGCAATGAATGCAATGAATATAATGAATATATGGGATGAAATTAAAAACGATACGGGATTTAAGGAAAAATACCATTACATAGACTGGGCTTATTGGGAGTATTTGAATAATTCGGAACAGTTTCTTCAAATCATGAGCATTTATAACTTGGCAGCCCCGGTGATATCTCTCATTGTTCCGTTTATTATATTAATTGTGCCATTTTTTATTTTAAAAATAAAGGGGTTGGAAATTACCATGTCAGAATACACTGAGATTTTACAACTCATTGCATCAAATCATGCGATAGGAAAATTGTTTACCAAATTCAATGAAGTTAAGATAGACGAAAAAATATACTTATTGTTATCCGCGGCATTTTACGTCTTTTCTATATATCAAAACATTCTTACATGTGTTAAATTTCATGAGAACATGAAAAAAATACATAGTCATCTAGATAATATAAAAAAATATCTAGAAAATACTGAAAAATCAATGAGTCATTTTCTACTTTATGCCGAAGGTCTTTCAACATATTCCGAGTTTAACACAGAACTCAAAAAACATTTATCTGTTTTGTGCGAATTTAAGGGAAAACTCAACAATATACGTCCCTATGAATTGACTATAGGAAAGGTTTGTGATTTAGGCGGAGTTCTTAAATGTTTTTATGAAATTTACAATAGCGAAATTTATAACGACTCATTTATGTTCTCATTTGGATACCATGGATACATTGATAATATTAAGGGATTAATAGACAATATTGATAAAAAGCATATGCAATTTGCCAAATTCACTAAAAAAATGAAAAAGTCTCACATTTCTAAATCGTATCACCCGTCATTAATAAATGAAAATCCGATTAAAAACTCTTATCATTTTGATAAAAATATGATAATTACCGGACCCAATGCTTCTGGAAAAACCACAGTTTTAAAATCCACACTAATTAATATTATTATTACTCAACAAATGGGTTGTGGATTTTATGAAAAAGCCGAAATTCTGCCATTTAAACATATTCATTGTTATTTGAATATTCCCGACACGTCGGGGCGCGATAGTTTGTTTCAAGCAGAAGCCCGTCGCTGTAAAGACATTTTGGACATAGTCCATGAGAACCCCAATGATACGCATTTTTGTGTTTTTGATGAATTGTATTCTGGTACAAATCCTGAAGAAGCGGTAAAAAGCGCGAGCGCATTTATGGTGTATCTTATGAAATATAAAAATATTAATTCTATGTTAACCACGCATTTTATTGAGTTGTGTAATTTATTTGATAACAAACAGATGGAAAATTGTCATATGCATACAGAAAGAACGGGGGATACATTTTCTTATACATATGAATTAAAAAAGGGTGTTTCTACGGTGAAGGGTGGCTTCAAGGTTTTAGAAGATATGAATTACCCGAGAGAAATAATTGATAATACAAATAAATAACAATTCGTTCGCAAACTAATATAAAAATATTGTCTTTTTGTAATAAAATGAGTTTTATGGATATACTGAATACGCCGTTTTTATTTTGTTTAGGAATAACACTATTGCTTAGTGGCATAGTCGGAATGTATTTAAGTCAAAAGGTAATTGAACAAGACCATAAAATTAATTCCATGGTAGGATTAGTTTCAACTATGGCAGAGGAACTTAATTTTATTAGAGGAAACCTTCAAGGAAACCTTCAAACTAACTCTGTTAATTATTCGGACAATCAAGAAGCAACCATTGTCTTGAACAAAAATATGGATTTAATCAATGTTTCTGATGATGATGAAGATGATGATGAAGATGATGATGAAGACGATGATGATGAAGACGATGATGAAGATGATGAGGATGAGGATGAAGATGATGAAGACAAAAAAAATGAAAGCATTGAAATAATGTCCGAAGTAATTAATATTTCAGAAGTTGTTCCGTCTAATTCAATCAAGGTTATCAACATGATGAGCGGTAGCTTTGATATTACAGAGAATGACGATGACCAAAATGATTACGATGACCAAAATGATGCTGATGACAATGATGATGACCAGGATGATGATGAGGACGATAATGATGAGGACGATAGTGATGATGTTGGTGAAGGTTATGATGACATGGAAATGAATGAATCCGAACAACTTAGTGAAGTCGGCGATCTTTCCAAACTCGGTGAAATAAATTTAGAAGCAACAATAAAAGCCATCCCCGAAAATGATTTGAATATGATAGATCTGAAAAAAATGTCTATGAATAAGCTTCGTCAACTAGTCACCGACAAGGTAGGTGTTTCCGATACTTCTAAATTGAAGAAACATGAACTTATTAAAATGCTGGAGCAATAGTAATATAATACAAAATATAATATAAACTATAATATAATGGCTAATTGGGGAACCTGCTTTTCTGGATCAAACAATATACATTTTGATTTTCCACCTATAATGGCGGACGGAAGAAATTTTGCGTCATGGCAAGCTGAAGCCATAGTTAATGAACGTATACAGAAACAAGCAAATATAACAAGCAGCTGGGAATATAGAAGATATTTAACACAGAATGCTTTAGAAATAATGAAATTCAATAATTCCCAGGCATGCACAGATTTAGGGCTTCCTTCTCATACACTTACCCCAAAAAATCCTTCTTCAAATGTTCCTCACTCATCAAATGGTAATTATGATACGTCGGAACCAGGATTTAATTATAATAACAGCGATTTGAAACAAATTTATTTATCTAGAGAACAATTACAATCCCGGATGGTTTCACCATCTATAATACCACCTCAATAATTTTTCTTAGATTTCACATATTTTTTTGTGGGTTTCTTATATTTTTTTGTGGATTTCTTATATTTTTTCGTGGGTTTCTTGGATTTCACATATTTTTTCGTGGGTTTCTTGAATTTTCTCACTTTTTTACCACCCCCTGCACCAAATGATGGATTTTCGGGAAAACCAGTTCCCTCACTGCCCTGAGATAAATCATCGGGATCTTCTGACGCTGGATCTTCAAACATAACCTCATTCATCAGTTCAATTAATCTAGATAATAGCGGATTTGCAATACGCAAAATTTCCTCTGCGTTATCAAATGGGTAAATTGCTGGATCTAATAATTCATCCACGGTTTCTGGTAAGTTAAAATCTAAATTATTGCGTATTGCTTCTTGTCTTGCTCGGTCTCTTACATATTGATATGATACCTCCTGTTGATCGTATAATCCATTCATAACTGCTACCACATTATTTTGCGGCGTGCCATTCTCTAAATTATTAACATAAGAACGAAATTTGTCAATATAGTAATCGTCGGTTTGTGAATTATAAGCAACCGGACCAATTATATCTAGTATTTGATTATAGTTTAATCTTGGTTCGTCCTCCATTATCTATTGTAATACAATACAATATAATAATACCATATATTATTATATTATGAACAGCATGAAAATTCTTAGTATTGACGTGGGTATTAAAAATTTGGCACTTTGTTTATTCACCATACATGATTCCGAATCTCAAATCCTTTTATGGGACACTATTAATTTATGTCAACCAGTTGAGACAATTTGTGGAGAATTAGACAAAAGCAACATTCCCTGTTCAAAACCCGCTAAATTTAAAAAACATGGTAAATACTATTGTTTAAAACACGCAAAAAAACAGAAATATCAAATGCCAGTTTCGGATTTAAAACCCGCATTTATAAAAAAACAAAAAATAACTACGCTTTATGAATTGGCGGATAAATACAACATCAAATATTCAAGTCCTATCAAAAAAACAGATTTAATTTCGTTGTTCAATGATTACATTTACAATACTTGTTTAGAGCCACTAGAAACAGTAAATGCCTCCAAAATAGACCTTGTAACTATTGGTCGTAATATTCAACAGCGCCTTGATGATATATTAGAAGAACATGTCTCTTCCATAGACACTGTCATTATTGAAAACCAAATAAGCCCTATTGCAAATCGGATGAAAACAATTCAGGGAATGATAGCACAATATTTCATCATGACAAATTCAGCAACGAATATTGATTTTATTAATGCATCTAACAAATTGAAAGATTGTCCGGATAAAGATATCAGCTCCTACGGAAATCGTAAGAAAATGGGTATTCAATATTGCTTAGAATTATTGAATAAACATTTTCATTTTCAAAGCTGGATAAAACATTTTGAGACGCACTCTAAAAAAGACGATTTGGCCGATTCTTTTTTGCAGGGAATCTGGTTTATAGAGAATAAAGTTAATAAAAGTTAATAAAAGTTAATAAAAGTTAATAAAAGTTAATAAAAGTTAATAAAAGTTAATAAAAGTTAATAAAAGTTAATAAAAGTTAATAAAAGTTAATAAAAGTTAATAAAAGTTAATTTTTGAAAAAAATAAAATATTGTTTAGAAGTATAACAATGTCTTCTAATCCACCTTCATATTGGACTTACGGATCACCCTCGCTGACGTTTTGGAAAAAAGACGAGATTAATAATGCCTTCTTGTTGCGTAACACTAACAATTTAACTTTTCCAGTTACAGAATTTATTATTCCCGCCGATGGATATACTGAAACAACAAGTAGTCCAACAAGTAGTAAGATATATCACTGTGATGGGTCATATAACATATTAAGTTTTTTTCAATCACTACCTACTAACAAAATGTCTGTAAAAACCGACGATCCATTCGTTTCAACAGGCACATTTGTTACTTTTTCTCATAAACTGTTAAATAAAACAAAATATGTTGTATCGTTGACAGAGATTAGAGCGCCTGATAAAATTGATGGTCCACGTTATTGTGTCGCGACATATAACAATGACCCTAATTATGGTTCCGTTAAAATGATTAAAGGCAACAACAAAACTTTTTTGAATTATTCGGGAACAATTCGTGTTTGGACAGATACGCAAATTGATGTCGCATTTAGAAAGATGAGAAGTCCTCCAGGTCCTATAACTAAGACTGTCTCTTTGAGCAATAAAATCATCTACTTTAATTCCCAAAAAAGTGAGGAATTATACACTTTTTTCACTTCAATTTACGGAGTGGATGTCCCGGCGAGTACTGGAGAAAAATTTGTTCCAACCGGAAAAACTATTGTGTTTACGTATGGCCTCCCCATAGATACTACGACCAAAACAATTTGGTCAGAAGTTACTTCGCAGAGTGCCAAACTAATTCCGAACGAACTTAAAACCTATACATTTTACATTGTCACAACAACCAATGATCCCGCGTACGATCTGGTTGGCCCAATTGTGCCCAATTATTAATCTTTTACACCGATAAAGATTAAAAATCTGTTTTCCTTAAGACATTTTAAATCATTTGACACCAACGTTGCTGTTGAACACTGAACTGCCGAAGGTGGTTTATAATCTTCAACAGTAACGTTGGTAACAAGAAGTAATAAAAAAATTGAAAAGTATTTTGTTCATAAGTTTTTATGAACAAAAGCAAAAAGAATGACGAGTAAGCTGAGATACCTTAAGAAATATACAAACAAGTGTGTCGGACAGAGAGACAATCTGGTGGAAAAATACGGTTTTCCGGCTACAAATACCTTTCCACAGATGCTTGCACTTGCAATGGAACATAATTGTAACCTTATACAAAAGTCCGGAATGCGAGGAAAGTGGTATTTGAAAAACAAAGACTATAAAAAGATAAAAAAAGAACTAAAAGATGAGACTAGACATAATCGTAAGAATCACATATGTTATCTAATCAAATACGACAGCGGCGAGAGCGGCGACTTCGGTGAGTCTTGCGAGATTTAGTCTTTCTTTTCGTATTTCTCTTTCTATTTCTTCTTTTTTTACCACCCTTCTTTCCAGGAGGCAATTCTCCGATATCACTTAAATCCGCCATTTCCCTTTTTTCTACATCGTCTAAAGCGTTCATCAAGTCTCTCACCGAAAATGTGTCTTCGTCGTAAACAAAGCAGTTTCCCGGTTCTTGAGTCTCTCTTGATTCACGGGTTTCTATTTCCCCGAACCAAGTAGTAAGGTCTTCAAGTGAAGAACCTTCTTCACATTTTTTAGGGCGCGAGGTTGAGTGAAAAAACTCTTTCTTCCATAGGTAAATTGTATAACCGCGCCGCGTCATTTCTTTTTCGCCAATTTTTTGCCACCCTTCCAATCTTGTGCCATGCGAGTCTTCTACTGGGGGTAAACCATCCCTCGTTGATCTTAATTCAATTTTACCCGACATATAAATAAAGAATATAATATTAATTCGTATAACCTATTAAAATTAAGTCTGAATACTTCATAATAATGGATTCTGAAATTATAGATATTTCTGCATTAAACTTGAATGATGATACGGGGTCGTCATGGAGAGAACCAGCAAGGACAAAATCAACGAATTTTGGTTCAGGGATTGAGCTATTAATGAATGATAAGAAAAAAGAAGGTTCGTCAAAACAAAATAGTGACATTAACATTGAAGATTTGAATAGTTTAGAGAATGAGTTGAATAATCTGGTGGATGAAACGGAAAATTTGGGGTCGTCGGACAATATTTATAATACTACTAAAACATTCGGGTTTGACGAAAAACCATCAGTCAGATTTGATGAAGAGCCGGGAATAAAACTCGGTCAATCAACTGCGGAAAGCGGATATGAAGGAAAAACATGGGACGGTTATGGTAAATTCAACAATATCCCGATGAATCCCGACAAACCTGGTTCTCAGCATCCCCAAATGTCCAAAGAAGAAACATTAAGAGAGAAATTCAAGTATTTGAGAAAGCTGGAAACTTTAGAAGCAAAGGGTGTCAATCTGACAAAGAAATATTCTATGGAATCTCCTCTAGCAGAAATGCAGGGCGAATATGAAATGATTATGGAAGAGAAAGCCAAACAAAATTCCGTAAAATTTCAAGGGAATATGTTGATGGCATGTATTAATGGGATTGAGTTTTTGAATAACCGGTTTGACCCATTTGATATTAAACTTGATGGCTGGAGCGAGCAAGTAACAGAAAATATGACGGATTATGATGAGATTTTCGGAGAATTATATGATAAATATAAGAGCCGCGCTTCCATGGCACCCGAGTTGAAATTATTGTTCCAATTAGGCGGAAGTGGCATGATGATTCATATGACGAATACGATGTTTAAATCCGCCATGCCTGGGATGGATGACATTTTGAGGCAAAATCCCGATTTAATGCGTCAATTTCAGACCGCCGCAGTAAATTCTATGGGACAGACCAATCCTGGTTTTGCCGGATTTATGGGTGGAATAATGAATCCCGAGCCGGAAGTTCCTCAGGGGCGCGGTCCCCCTCCTCCAATGGCGACACAGAGAATGGCGCCTCCTCCCGCAAATAGACAAGGAAACAATAATTACGGAAATAGACCGGATTTAGCGAGAAGCATGAGCTTAAATGGATTTAATGATGGTATTAATATTCAGGAAAACCGCGAGCCGATTAATGAGCGAAGTTCTAGGACCGCTGCACGTCCGGAAATGAAAGGACCTAGCGACATTTCGGATATTTTGTCTGGTCTAAAGACAAAGACTATTAATATTCAAGAGCAGCAAAACAATTTACAATTTTCAACAGAGGATGTTAGTAACATGGATGGGAATAGCAGCACCATAAGTATTTCAGACTTGAAGGATTTACAATCTAATGGTGGAATGCCTAAGCGTAGTAAACGGAGACAGAAATCCGACAAGAACACGTTAAGTTTAGACATTTAGTGTGACAATAATAATTTCGTGCAATATTATATTTACATATTGTATGAAATCTAGACCCATTCCGTTGAGATATCTACCGAAAAGGTTGACAAAAAAGGATAGAATTAAACAGAGAAAAATGTTGATGAAATCTCGTAATTTGTATAAGAAAAAAATTTACTTTACTAGAAAAAATGTTCCTTCATTCAAGAGCAAAAAATCATCTCATATTTTAACTGCGCGTAAAATATACAAGGTTGAAAAAATTGGCGCCACGCCCGAAATGTCCCAAGTCACTGGCTGTTCTCTCGCTTCTCTTCAAGAAATAATCAAAAAAGGTCAAGGTGCTTACTTTTCATCTGGTTCTAGACCAAACCAGACCGCACAATCATGGGCTGTTGCGAGACTTGCAAGTGCGGTCACTGGCGGAAAAGCGGCAATGGTTGATTTTTCTATTTTAGAAAATGGATGCAATCATAATAAGAGGGCGTTTATTTTAGCGAAAAAGGCAAAAGGAATGTATACTAGAAGGCGAGTTCCTAAAGCTTAGTGTTTCTTCATGTGTTTCTTAGATTTTTTCGTAGTTTTTTTAGATTTCTTCACGGATTTCTTAGACTTCTTTGACGATTTCTTCATTTTCCTCCCGCCATCAAACGCGCCGCTATTTTTTAATGTGTTAATTATTTGTTCCGGGTAGAGTTGTCCTTCATATGTTTCATTAGGCATTAACCTGGAGTATTGGGTGTCTGGCGTAGGTTGAACTGGTGCAACCGGAATAGGAGCTCTTTGAGTCCTGAATACGGGAAGTTCATTGAAATAATTGTGGGGTGACGTGAAAATCTCCGCGAGTTTATATCCATTGCGCGAGGTTCTTACGTGCCAATTATGTGGTTTAACTTTAATTGTGAACCAATTTATTCGCCACCTGGGAGGCAATTCATCTAAAACAAGTTGTATTGCTTCCGGGTCATTATTATATGCTCTTCTCATTATTTCATTCGGTATTGGTGATGTTTCAGGAAAGTTAAAACGATCTATAGGATACATTATTCTCCATTCAAGATCAGCTAAACTAGTCATATACTATACACATAAAATATATGTACGCACATATTTATTTTGTTAATAATAAATTATCTACTTAGACATATAGCTTGATATATGGGTAGCATGAAGTTAATAAATTATTTACTAGATTACGTTATTGTCACGAGTAAATTGTTTAATATAGACGAGTCACATTCTCTTACTCACAGTATGGAGGTTTTTCAAACAGCATGCAAGATACTGGAATCGGAAAAAATTAATAATCCATTTTTGGAAAAACAAAAAAATATAATTTATACGTCTACTATTTTACACGACATGTGCGATAAAAAATATATGGATGAAAAACTTGGACTTGACCGAATGAAGGATTATTTGGAAAAAATCACGCCTCTCACCGAAACAGAAATTGACATTAGTTTAAAAATTATTTCCACGATGAGTTATTCCACGGTTAAAAAACAAGGATATCCGGATTTGCAGGAATACCAATTGGCATATCATATTGTGAGAGAAGCGGATTTATTGGCGGCGTATGATTTTAATAGATGCGTTATATTCGGAATGATGCAATCTGGAGAATCATATGAAGACTCGGTTAAAAATGCATCCTTGCTTTTTCAATCACGTGTTTTACGCCATAACGACGACAATTTATTTGTTACAGATTATTCAAAAACATTGTCGCGAAAATTACACGAGGACGCCATTGTTAAAATGTTTGAAGTTAATAAATTTATTCATGGTGTATAACACGCGTATAACACGCGTATAACTAGTAAATACTCTTATTATAATATTATTTACATTTTGTTAGCGGTTGTGGTGGCGATTGTTATTATGTAGCTGATTTTTTTGGAGATTAATATTATGTCAACAATAATTATAATGCCTACAAATAATTGTCGGAACCATTGTATGCGCGGACCCCCGGGTCCTCGGGGCGAACAAAGCGAAAAGGGTGACAAAGGCTGTAATGGTGAAAGAGGTCAACGCGGAGAAGAAGGTGAACGGGGTGAAAAAGGTTGCAGAGGCGAAAAAGGCGAAAAAGGCGAAAAAGGATGTCATGGTGAAAAAGGTTGCAAAGGTGAACAAGGTGACAAAGGACCAACAGGCGAGAAAGGACCAACTGGTAAGCAGGGACCCACCGGTGATCAGGGACCTACGGGTCAGCAAGGAGTCACAGGTGAGAAAGGAGCAACGGGCGATCAGGGACCCACGGGTCAGCAAGGAGCCTCCGGTTCCAGGGGACCCACAGGTCAGCAGGGACCCACAGGTGAGAAAGGGCCCACAGGTGAGAAAGGACCCACTGGTGAAATGGGTCCTACGGGTGATCAGGGACCTACTGGTGAGAAAGGAGCCTCCGGTTCCAATGGACCTACTGGTGAGCAAGGAGCAACAGGCGATCAGGGACCAACAGGTCAGCAGGGACCCGCAGGTGAAAAAGGAGCAACAGGTGATCGGGGACCAACGGGTCAGCAAGGATCCACTGGTTCTAGGGGACCCGCAGGTGAAAAAGGACCAACAGGCGCCCAAGGACCCACCGGTTCAGCAAACGTTTTAAATTTCGCGGATTTTTATGGGTTAATGAGTGGAAACCGAGGTGAAGTTAACGACAATCCTAACGCAATCAAACCAGGTGAATCAGTAAATTTTCCTAATCCAATAATAAATCCATATGGAACAATACAACGAGTGCTAGGAAGCACGTCAAACTTCACCCTAGGACCAGGTGGAGTTTATGAAATTTCGTTCTTAGTTAACGTGCAAAACACAGGCGAATTAGTTGTTGTTTTAAACGACACTGAATTGTTGATGACAGTTGTGGGTAAATCGGGAAACGGAGAAATAGTCGGTATTAGCATAATAACAACGCCGAACGGGTTTGACTCAATATTAAGTATAAACAATTTATCTACGGGCGAAAACGGAGGACTGAAAATAGATGCTACCACAGGAGCATTATCAAAACCTTTGTCTTGTCACCTTATTATTAAACAACTCGGTGAAATATCCAATTCTCTTAATTGTGATGAATAAATTATCTCAAAAAAATTGATCTATAACAATGAACAACTATAAAAAATATTACAGAGAGATATGACGGAAACCGTAATTTTCATTGACGGAAGCTATTTCTGCTTTTACCGATATTATTCAATTATTCGTTGGTGGAAAAGCGCACACCCAGAAGAACCCTTGATAGCCCCGTTTGAAAATCCGATTTTCCTTGAAAAATTCAAGAAGACTTTTATAGAAAACGTAAAAAGTATTCCTAAAAAGTTGGGCGTCGGAAACCCTACAATAATCGTCGGAAAAGATTGTAAACGGGAGACTATTTGGAGGAACGCACTTATTGAAAAATATAAAGGAAATAGAGATAACAAGAATGTTGAATTTGAAGGCGGACCATTCTTCAAGATGATGTATGATGAAGAACTCTTTATTCAGGGCGGTGCTTGTAAAATTATCAGTTATCCTACTTTAGAGGCGGACGATTGCATCGCCATCTATATCAAGCAACTACTTCTTCAACGCCCGAATGTTGAAATATATATCATTGCCAGCGACAAAGATTATCTGCAATTACTGGAACCCCGCGTAAAAATTTATAATCTTGCGTTCAAGAATATTCTTGACCAGAAGAGCGCCATCGGAGATGCCAAGACAGAGTTATTTTGTAAAATACTTATGGGTGACCAGAGCGATAATATTCCCTCGGTTCTGAAAAAATGTGGACCAAAAACTGCACTAAAGTGCTATCATGATAAAGCGTATTTTGATGAAAGGATGAAAGCCGAGAATGCGTATGATAAGTGGGAGCGCAACAAAAAGCTAGTTGATTTCAATTGCATACCTGAAAATTTGGTGAGCGGATTTTTGAAAGAAAACCACGTTTTACAAGAAAACCACGTTTTAGGAGATGAGGATAAAATAATATTATGATAGTATAACAAGAAAAAATATTATAAAATGACAACAAATAAAAAACCAAGTTTTGAACCAGCACCAAACACAATAACTATTTATTTAAATACGAGTATTCCTGGTAACCAAAATATAAAATTTTCTCCTTCCATGGTGGACCCAAAATCGTCTAGTAAAGCCGTTTTTTTTGAACCACGCGTGAAATTATATAATCAGATGATTACCAGTTTGCCTAGCAATGCACCAAAAACGCTGATAAAAGAACAATTTTTTAATAAAGGGTGGTTTAAAACGCTGGAAAATAGAACATTATCAAATGTTTTTTATGCGCAACCTGCCAGAACTTTAGAAGAGGCAACAAAATTGGGAATTGTTGATAATAACATAATGTTGACGTTATATACGTTATTTAGACCAAACACGGTATTAAATATTGGTGGAAATCCATATACCATTTATTCTTATGATTGGACACCAGGAAATTGGAAAATAGACACAACGACATCGGACTTATTTTCAAATTATAAATCTTCTTTTTCTAGACCTGGATACAGAGGAATAAATATCAATATTAATACAGGAACTAATCCGGCGTTTTTACAGAGACACCAACTTGGTTTAAATGAATTGGATGAATTGGAAAAAACATATCCAAATACAAAAGTAACTCAAGGGAGACAGTTTAATATCAAGCAATTTAGATATCCCGCTGTTAATCTTCCCACAAAACAAGGTGTGCAAGGTGTGCAAGGTGTGCAAGGTGTGCAAGGTGTGCAAGGTGTGCAAGGTGTGCAAGGTACGCAAGGCGCACCACAAATAGGTCCACCACTAACTCCACAACAGCTTCAAATACAAAATGTCATGAATAAAATAAGAGCCCCCCTCGCAATAACAAACCCTCCAGCAGCTAGCGTACCACTTTTACCAACTTCAACTGGCACATCGTCGGGAGCACCACTTAAAATAACGCCACCCCGAAAACCAAGGACGAAAAAAGTTATCCCTCTAGGGGGTCCGGCAGCTGCGGCAAAAAAAAGAACCAGAAAAGCACGCGTCGTTATCGGTGGCGCAAGACCCGGCGAAAACACAGGAAAATTAAGAGATTATTTCAAACAGTATTATCCCATGTTAAATCAGGTCTTCATACAATTTCCTATTCCCGTAAAAGAATATTTACAGCCAAGAGACCCAACAAGACGTTATGGACCTACTACCCTGGCCACTAATTTGCATAAAAATAAATTTGATGAGTCCATAAAAGAAATGCAGGTTATTGCTAATAACGGCGCCGGGGATTGTTTTTTCATCGCTATTTCACAGGGAATTAATGCGCATAATAATAATCCAGCAAACGATGCAGATAGAGTAACATTTTATTCAATTACAAATGCGATAACTTACGGAACCGCCGGAAATGATTTCACACAACAAATAGTTAGAGAAATTATATCAAATTTCTATCAAGACCCAACAAATGATGCTATCTTACAACAACATAAACTACACGCGGAAAATATTGTCGCAACAATGAACAATGAATATCAAGAGGCGTTGGCGGAATTAACATCTCCTTCAGATGCTGAAAAAATGCTAATAATGGATAATATATGGTTCAACGAAGATGAGAAATTTTTAGTTAGACGGTTAAATGCGCCGCCTCCAGACGATGAGCCGTTTTTTTTAGTCCCCGACGCCGAACTTGATGCATACATAACAAGTAACGAATACTGGGGTGACGCAAACGCATATCCTATTTTAATGAGTAGAATTAATCTAAAAGTATTTGTAATAAGAAACGACGGCAATGACATATTTTCTTTCCCGGTAAACACCGCAAACGATCCATTGAATGATGGTTGGACAAAATATATATTTCTTTTTTTAGAAAATATGCACTATGAGTTGATTGTCTTTAATAACGTCCCTATATTTGAACGCGAAGTTGTAGCACAAAATCCCGTAAATGCCTTAATGAATTGGATTCCAACAGGAACGCCGGTTTGGGGGAAAACAAATCTACCCCGCCCTCAACCACCGTTTTTCATCATTTACTTTATATATTCTGATTTTTATGCCAGATTAAATTTGAGAGATGTAGATTCATACGATTATCATGTTGACATATTCCCTGATGAAATGTTGTTTATACGTAATTCAGAAAAAGTCATTAATGATCAATCTGTCGCAATTCGTGGTTTAATAAGTACCACAGTATTAACCAAACAACAAAATCAATCCTTGAAGAATATACAAAAATATCAAATGTTGAAAATACAATTGTTTCCCAAAAACAAGACGCTTGCAAAAGCAGCAGCGGTAACAACGTCGCCCGCGCCAGTGGCCGGAGTCACCGGATTACCGGTCGCCGTTCCGATAACAGCAATAGCATCGGCGGTTCCGCTAGCGACGGTCGCACAGCGTAATAATCAATATAAACATATATCCACGATTTTAGACAATCGCTCAAACATTGGATATTATGTGATTGTGGATTTACACTTATATCCAGGAACACATATTCCTTATGGAAAACGCGCGTCTATGGCGTGTGGAATTCAATACGAAAAAATCAAAAAAGAGTTGGCGGAAGTTCGTGGCACAATCTATGTTATGCCACCGATGAATATATATCCTCCAAAACCGAAATCGTCGGATAAATCATCCAAGAAAAAGTCGTATATAAAACCAACAAAATATACTAGAAGAATAAGATAAATTTTTATTTTCAATACGAAAATAAAAATCGTTTGTCAAAACCACTATTTCGCATACGCCGAAGAAATATCAAAATTTTTGGAATACACTTCACGTTGCTGTTTTGCATTTTTCTCTTTCTTTGCCTTTTCCAAAACACGAATCGCATCGTTCAGCTCTGTTTCCGAAACAACCCCGTCACCATTTGTATCAACTAATTTATGGAGAACGCGATATTTGTGGGGAACAATGCAGAATGTACTCTCTTCATTGAATAAGTGGTCAGATAAAATAGTAAATACCGCAGTTAACCCTAAAGCAACATAAATGTCACGCGTACCCATCCACGCCATTGAAAACACCAGTAATTGTTTGCTCAACGAGAATTTAAGATATTCCTCTGTTGATTTGCTAAACTGTATCGCTATAAACTTTGAACCAACATTGAGTAATATCATGACAATCCCTGCAAAAAACTTGCTATTATTTAAAGACAAAACATGTTCGTTTATGCCATTTAAAACTGAGACCACCGGATGTCCACCTTTCATTTTTATCGCTTTTGGTTTTATTACTTTTATATTTTGATTTGCTGCCAACATATATTTTAGTAGTATAATTATTTTTACCAACAATCAAAAATTATATATTCTTACGCAAAAATTTCTTAATGTATCTTCCATAATCGCCCAATTTATTTTCAGCCACAATTCTTGCTCTGCGAACCTGTGGGCGTATATATTTTCCTATAAAACCTTCGTTTTTTTTAATCCCCGAAATCATACCAAAAGCCAATCCCGCAATAATAATAATAACCGCTAAATAGAGATAAAGATACATTGTTCTCTTCATTCCTTAATATAGATGGCGACAATTTTTACGCAGAACCAAAATTTGCATGCCCAAAATTGTCTACATTTTCCATTGAGGGAGCAGGAACTTTATCATTTTTCAGTGAATTAAAGTGTAATGTTTTTGAAGATTTTGGTTTAACAAATGCCTCTTTTCCGATTTTCATGCTGCCAAACGATTCTCTGCTTTTGCTTAGATTTGGCGCGCGAATTGAGTCGTCTTCTTCCATACCCTCACTAAAACCCTCCGTTCCCTGTTGAATATTTCTAGATGAATGCAGTCCAATAATAATAATTGTCACTATTAATCCTAGAGGCATATTCAAGAACGTTATAATAATAATGATAAAAATCATGATGAACCGTCCCATAATGGTATTAAAAAAATACTGACGAATATTATTTTTCATCAAAAGAAACCAAGTAACAACAACCAACATGGCGGCTAAAATATTATTTACTTTGGCAAACATTCACTTTTTAATAAAGTAAGTTATTTTATTTTTATCAAACAACAAATTTCAGTGTGTTTTTCAAATTATTATCTTCTCAATTTTTAAGAGAAATGTCTTTAGCAATGTATGCAGCACCATTTGATAATGACATAAATACAATAAATAATAATAAAGATTCCGGTAGCTCAATAGAGAGAAAAAAAAATACAAATAGTAAAACTCAAAAGAGAGCCCCTAAAGAAAATTTTCAGTCAGAAAGAGTTAATTCTATTCTTCAAAAAATTCATAATTTACCGGACCAAGACGATAGTTTAGCAGATTTTAATCCTGATTTCAATCCACCTCCATTTCCTAACTCAGTAGGAATTGAACGAAAAGAAAACACGGTTCCTTATGCAGAGGGAGAAAGGGTTGGGGACGAATCATATGAATCTAATTATCGCTCTCAAAGTGAAGAAGTAAATATGGGAACTAGTTCTCGTGTTCCCGATGATTACTATAGACGATTTATGCCAAATTACAATAATATTTATAAAGGAAATGCACCTTATATTCCCGTTCAGCAACCTAGGCGCCATATAGAACAACACTATGCCGGTTCCACAAATGATATTCTAATTGAAAAACTCAACTACATGATAAATTTATTAGAGGAACAAAAAGACGAGAGAACCGGAAATGTTACAGAAGAAGTGATTTTATATTCTTTTTTAGGAATCTTTATCATTTTTATCGCCGACTCTTTTGTGCGAGTGGGAAAATACGTAAGATAAATAATTTTGTCATCATATACAATAACAAAATTATTCAAATCAAAATAACACAAAAACCTTTTCTGGAGGAAAGGTTGGGTGGGCGAAATTATAGAAAAAATAGGCATTAGGGCTTACCAAAAATGGTGTCGTGTTTATTGATTTTATTATGAAACCGTTATCGGAAATGTTTTCAACAACAGCATACTGAAAGTCAGTGCCGGTGCATATTTTCCAAAGAGCATTCATAAATCCTTGCAAGAAAACCGAGGTGGACAGAAGCGACTCGTCTAAAATAGAGGCGAATAGAGTAATGCATTCCTCGTTTTTTTTTATGAAGGTACATGTTTTTCTGAAAAAGTAACAGCATAATACCTCACCATCCTTTAACAACATATACGCAAAAATGTTTCCTGATTTTATTAATTCCAAAATATTGGACAATTCTGAATAAATACAAATACTAAATTTCTCTCTGGTTTTGATTTTCATAAAGTCCAAAAGATGATGAATATTTGTTGGACCACATTCAATGAGCGCAATTGTCGCATCCAAAGGCGAGGGCTTATTCCATTCCGACAATTTATATCCATTTGCTTGGTATACACAAAGGGGGACGATTCCGGTTAGTTCTCCTTCTCTCTTGAAGAGAGAAATCATGATGTTTTCCTTGAGCCGTCGTTGATGATAATACATTGTTTGAATAAGTTGGGGTGCGATTCCCTTTTTTCGCTTACCGGAATCCACGCATAAGTAATCTACATAATAGCAATCCAGTTTCTCGGTGCCTTTTTTTCGGTTAATGGTCACATGAATTGGGCGAATAGTCATGGCACCTACACATTTTTTTGTTGGAACAAGTTCAGTTTTCTTGGCGTCTAACAATAATTCGTCTTCGTAGTAGAAAGAAAAGAGAGAAGTGGCATTATGTCTTTCAAAATAGGGGACAATATTTCCCTCCTCCGGCAAATATTGATTCTCTTTATTTTGCAAGTAGTGAGAGCGAATAAACTGGACAAATTCTGATTTTTTCTCTTTTGTTATTTCCGAATATGCGAGACATTCAATATTTTTAAAGTTGCAATATTTATTTTTTTCTGGCAGTTCATTGTTAATAATTCCTGGAGGAAATAAGTAATACCTTAAATCATAGACATGAAATACGGGCTGCATTGACCAAAAACGATATTTTATTTTTATATATGCCGTAATAAAGAGTAAAATAAAGAAAACGGCTACCGAAAAATACCCCAAGAGAGAAGTATAGAAAGAAAACGAGTCTACCGGAATATCTCTTGCAGAAATAACAAAATTCTTTATAAAATTTGGAACGAAAACTTCCATTTCTTGTCTATTCATGAGAGAAAAAGATTTTCAAAAAAACCGCATTTATCCTCTATACTTTCTATATGTAAATCTCCGGAATATTACATAACAAAAAAGTTATGAGATGAATTTTCTCTTTATTAAATCTATTTTTCTATGTCTAGTTCTAAATTATTTATTAATTTTTAAAGCGGGAAAATAAGTAATAATTAAATGTATTATTATTATATGGAAAAACCAAAATGGACATTTGATAATGTTTCTTATTATAATTTATTAAAACAGCAAAATGGGAGAAACATTTTTATTTTTTCTGATTTTGAACACAATTGGAACTTATTTCGTTTTTTAAATAACGACAACAAATATTATTTTAGACTGAATAAAAATTACGCATCAGATTATAATTTTAAAATAATTCATTCAACCCTTATTCATAAATGTAAACATTTAGATTTAGAAAAAATATGCTTCATTTTGTCCAATGCTGATCAAGAAAAAATGTTACTAAGTATTCCTTTGAACTTTGGCTATATTTTTGATAGTTCTTTTACTTTTCACTTTAAGGAAAAATACAATTTACTTGTTAAAGAATCTTTGTTGAGTTTTTTTCCAACTTATACGCTCAATGATGCAATATCAATTTTAAACGATTCGCGCATTATTTCAAATGAAAAAAATAACACGTCTTTGAATGAAACTGTTGAAACATTATGCAGTTTTAATTGTAACTTGGTAATTGACATGCAAATTGCCGACGAATCCGCATCGTGTCAATTTGAAAGATGTGAAGATTTAAAATTCAAAAAAAATAATGTAACAGAAAATTTGAGTAAAAAAATAATAATATTTGTTCCATATTGTGAAGTTTATAAAAATTTTATTATAAAATGTATGACTTCAATAGAAAATCAAGAATATAAATATTACGAAGTAATAATTGTTATTGATGGTTATTCGGTTGACTATAATTTTTTATTAGATTTTATAAAAAACAAAACAAATTATAGGATTTTACCGTTTAAAAACAATAATGGACCGGCTTTCAGCAAATGGAAATTTATTGAACACATTCAACAAAATATTAATAGTTATTCTAAAAATGACATTGTCGCAATAGTAGACGGCGACGATTATTTAGAAAATGATGCGCTTTATACTGTAAATTCTGCTTATCAAGAAAACAATTGTTGGGTTACTTTTGGAAATGCTAGCGGGAATTTTTGTGATTTTGTGATGAATGATGCGAATTTTTTTTTAACAACCGAGAACATTAGGAAAAAAAAATGGATTTACAACCACCTGAGAACTTGTAAATTAGGATTATTAACAAATTTTACTATTGATGATTTTTTAATTAATGGCGACTGGCTTATTAAATGCACCGATAGACCTTTTGTTTATAATATAATTGAGTGGTCAGGAAAAGAAAAAATAAAATTTATTGATAAAATAATATATAATTATGTTGAACACGAGAACAATTCTTATAAAACAGTATGTAAACGAGTAAAAAAACAGTCATTAAATCATGTTATCAATATTAATGAAAAAAAAAAGGTTATAGAAGATATACACATTGTCATGTGTGTTTATAAAAGACCCGAAAATTTATCAATTCAGTTAAAAAATTTAAACGAACAGACTGTTTCGGGTAGAATAATTTTGCATGTTATTAATAACAATCCAGAAAACACGTTTTTAATAAACGATTTGTTGGTTGAGAATATTGGAAATATTAGATATTGTCTTTATAATCACGACAATGTATATTTTGGATTTCAAAGATTTTTAATTATACGCGATGTTTTAATGAAAAAATATATTATTGATTATGTTATAATTATAGATGATGACCAAATTTTCACAAATGATTGGGTTGAAAAAAACTATGAATTAAGAGAACCCAAAACATATTCTTCGTGGTACATTAAAAAATGGTCTTCGCCCGAATATTTAAATTATTGGACACCAGAATTTTATACTAATAGTAAAGGGATACATAATTACACAAACACAATTCAAAACATTCATTATGGTGCAACATGTGGGTGTATAATTGATGTTAACATTTTTAACGAAAATAGTGACCTTTGGAAAATTCCACAAGATTTACCTGACAATTTAACTATTTATAATATTGAGGATTTATGGTTATCATATATAGTAAGAAGTTATGGGTGGAGTATTAAAGATTCTTTTTTGCCACATTTGGAAACATTAAATAAAATAAATACAAATTCGGATGAACAATCATTGTGGAAAATTCTAAAAACCGAAAAACAGTCGTTGTTTAAATATTTATGTGATTTGCAATAATAATAAAAATTGCGCGACATAATCATAGATGTGGAAAAATAGTATATTCTAATTCGGCTTCTTAAAAATATACAAATACTGATATTCATAGGTCGCCTTTATCAAATCTATTTTTCCTTCTACAATAAATCCTACTTGTTTTGCCATGTCCAATATGTCCGACTCTGACTCCATATACATTGTATGTTCCTGTTTCCTGAATGTTTTTTCGGTTTCCTTATTTTTGAATTTCTCAATAAACTTCGCCTCGCCCGTTTTCTCATTTAATTCAAAATTCGCATTATATTTGAAATCGTCAAAGGTGACATTTGTTTGAGTGATTCTCTCTTTTGCGTATCTCTGGGGAGTCAACATAAGTAGTGGATTTCCGGGGGGCAATATCGGGTCAAAATGGTCCCTATCCACGATATGGACAACTAGCACCCCCATTGGTTGTAGCCAATTATAGCAATTATGGAAAAAGGTGGTTTTGTCCTTGATATAATAAATGGTGAAATACATACATAATATATGCGTAAAGGTTCCGTATTGAAATGCCATTGAGTCTAGAACATCGCCTTGAATAAACTCTGCTTTAGGATATGTTGCTTGAGCTTTTTGAACCATCGCCGAAGAATTATCCAAGCCGATAACATTATAACCCTTTTCACTCAATTCACCGACATGATGACCTGTTCCGGAACCTATGTCCAATACCCGACTTTCTTCGGTTAATTCTGTCTCTTTCATAATATTACCTATTTCATAATTGTTTTTAGTGGTATTATAGACCAAAAAATCATAAATGCCGGCATAAAATTCATCGTATATTTCCGAACCCGATTTTTGCGAGAAACCAGACGATTCAAATCCCTCACCCGCCATTCGTTGTGACTTGAAATAACTAGCGACAATTAACAAAATCACCATGAAAAATAATACCTTTCCCCAGGTAGACATATTTTTATATGTTTTGAAAAGCGACCGTATTGGCTCCGTTATCATTTTTTCAATATTGACCATTATTTCTATGAATATATATTAATATATGCGAATATAAATTAATACACAAATTAATACATAAAATAATACCCGCATTAATAGTATTATTCTTATTATTTTTATTTCTACCTAAAATATGACAGAAATAAATGATATGCGCCAACAAAAAGATTTCAAAGGAATCACGTTTTCTGAATTCAAGAAGACGGATGTTAAAAAAGAGCTGATTAAAAATCTGAGAGATTCAAAAATAGAGCCGGCGTGTTATTGGAGTGCTGAATTCATTTGTTCCGGTCACTTTATTGATTTGTGGGAAATTATTCTCTATTTTTATAGCAAACATATTCATCTAGGAAATCCTAAATTAAGTATTTATCTAGATTTAAGAATACAGTCATTCAAGGAAATAATGTCTGCGGGATACCTAAACAATGAGCTAAAACTTAGAAATAATGAAAAAATAAGGAAACTTTTCTGTGAAATAATTTGCATTCTCTGCAATGCAAAACGGAAACATAGTTTTGAAGAAGTAAAAATAAAGATAGATGATTTTGACATGACCCAAATGACGGATAGATTTAAAGCACCAAATGTTTCCTTTGCTCAATCAGTAATTCTAGGTGGAGACCCCAAAGAATTATTTATATCCATCAATGAAATGGCATTCAATTTAACAACACAGAATTCTATTAGCGCTTGTTATTGGATTGAGTGGATATTAGAGTTTGAAAGTAGATGTCATGCGAAAAAAGAAAAATGTAAGTGTGAGCGTAGGGTGTTTGTTCCCGTGGATTCTAAATTTCAAACCGAAATAGTTTGGCTAATATGGGATTGTTTTTTTAAAGAAGTGGAAAACCGTAAGAATCCCCTTTTGAAAAAAATATTCACTAGTCTACTGAATTTGTTCACGCTAAAATATACGAGTGGTTGCCCACGACGAAGAAGATACATCATGTATTATGCGGTCGCGCTTTTGACGGAAAGCGTAAATATGGAGGAAGAAATTGTAAAGGATAAAGAACAAGTAACAAATATAATCAGCAAAATAGACAATATTTATAAACAAGTAAAGAAAAATGAACACTCTCCCAGCACAGATTATTTATTTAATAATCTAAACAAGAGTAATTTAGATAAAACGATTGAGAAATTGGAAAAGATGAATAATTTCGGGGAGAATTTTATTCCTCGGCTTTAAATTATCTTCTCTAGAATAAATAAGACACAGACAATGAGTAAAAGTATAAAATATTATCCTGGTGATGTTGAGGTTGATGATGAAAGTGATGAAAGTGATGAAATGGATGAAAGCGATGGAAGTGATGGAAGTGATGGAAGTGATGATGAACTGAAAGAAATGAATTTAAGTTCGTCTCGGAGGGAATCTGAAACAAATTTTCAACCAATTAAGCAACAAGACACTATGGGATATGAACCCACTATGGGATACGAACCTACTATGGGATATGAACCCACTATGGAAGATAAATATCGCGATGGCTCAAGGTTTAAACGGGAATCTATGTTTGCGTCTCGGATAGAACCCCGTGTTGCAGAACCGAAAAAAGCATCTCCACCATTAACTCCCCAAGAAAGAAAAGAGGGAGTAGACCGATTGTCGCGAATCACACGCTATGCATCAGATGCTAAAATCCAAAATAAGATAAATAATGAAATTAATAAAATTAAGGAATTAGAAGAAGCCGGCGTTTATGTCGGCCTTGACAGGGGACCGTCAGGAACCCAATTTAAAAAAGACGAACCCGTAGACTCAATAAAATATGCGCTAGACCAATATAGAAAAGGCGGGAAAAAAGGCGGGAAACCGAAAAGAAAAGTTTCCAAGAAGAAATCAAAGAAATCAAAAAAATCTAGGAAAACGAAAAAATCAAGGAAATCCAAAAAAACGAAGAAAACAAAAAAGAGTATAAAGAAAGGAAAATAGATTTAGCAACAAAATGAAAAAATGCGTTTCATTTTCAAATACACAACAAATTTTCCTTATTCCGGTTACACCTCAACTCTGGTGGAACAATATAGACAATGCGCGCGCTAAAAAAGAAATGTTTGAAGAGCTGTCTAAGTTTCTCTCTAGTCATCCTGGATCAACGGTTCGTCAAGCCCTCAAAATTTTGTATCAGCCAAACAATATTGTATGTGATGCTAATCATTTTGAATAAAAAATATTATATGGCAAATATATAAAACAACGACAAGATGACAAAGACAAAATATTTAGGAAAAATACGAAATAACAGGACACGTAAATCTGTTCACGCGATTCCAAAATCTACTCAAAGGTTTGAGAGAAAAGTTGTCATTAAATTCTTGGAAATACTAAATACAATAAAATTGTTTCACTGGAAAACATATAGTTATTCTACGCATAAAGCAACTGACGAATTATATGGAAAACTGAATGAAAACATTGATAAATTTGTGGAGGTCCTTTTGGGAAAAACCGGTGGAAGAATAAATTTGTCCAAGATTCATCATATTTCTCTCAAAAGTTATTCCACAAGTGAAGAAATACGAAAGGAATTAAATAGCTTCAAAAGTTTCTTGGTGAATTTAGAAAACTACGATAAAACTATGACAAACACTGATTTGTTCAATATCCGCGACGAGATTATGGCTGACATTAATCAGTTTTTATATTTGTTGTCGTTTATGTGATTTGTCTCGCGCAGTTATAATAAAAATTTAATATATTTATTTTTATTATGATGAATTCAAACGGAATCACTCCTTTTTATAACAGTCCTCCCCAACCCCCGACAAATTATTTTTTATGGGTCTCTCTCGGATTATTGCTGCTTTTTTTGGCATTTAATGCATATCTTTATTTAGTGAAAGGCATAATGGTTGATTATTATTCAATATTTAGTGACATATCAAATACTGGGAAACCTGTGCCACCCACATCGTCAACATCGTCAACCACGACCAATGACCCCACAATTCCTCTAGCCGTAAAACCCACCCTTAATTCAGAAATGATTCCAACCAAAAATGTCACACCCGAAAATACATTAAGCAAAACACTGAATAATCCGAAAGAAGAGTCCGTCAGCGATTATCAAGCGGACGATTCATACAGCAGTAGCATTCAATCCACAAAAACAGGAAGTAAATCAGGATGGTGTTTTATAGGCCAGGATAATGGTGTTCGCACTTGTATGGAAGTAAGCCAAGACGACACCTGTATGTCCGGTAATATTTTCCCAAATAAGGATATTTGCATAAATCCAAATTTAAGGTGAAGTTCTGGACAATGAGGCGATTTGTGCTTTTATTGCTTCTATTTGAGCGTTTGTAGAATCAATATCAGCTTGAATCTGTAAAAGTTTTGAATCGTCGGAAAATGTCGCAGCAGCAAGATGTGAAAAAGGGTTCAGAGGCGGGTTCAGAGACTTTAATTGTGATACAAACAAATCCTTTTGTTTTTGCAAAGAAGTTAGTTTTCCAATTAGTTCATTGATTGTGTTTGCATATTGATATGGTTTATTTTTTTTCTCCGACCCAGAACCAGGGTACACGGTTCTTCTTTTCAGTAAAATATTTGGCAAGCTTTTATCATAACTCAAATTCACAATCGGACCAGGTATATCAGAACATGATGTGGGAAATGTAACGACGGATTTTGGAATGCATGGTTTTGCATTAGCGTCCATTAATTTTTGTATATAACCATTTGACGCATTTGTTAATCTCACACCTCTTGTAATAAGAGCATATCGTTGTTTTTTTGAAATATTGTTCGCATTTTTCCTGTATTCAAGTATGTTTCCTTTTTTCTGTTCTTGGTGAGTGACACCAGGTGTGTTCGTCATAAGGTCATCATAATTTGTGGGAACACATGATTGAAAACGAGTCCAATATCTTATCGGATATTGAAAATTGTTTGGCGTATTACACATTTTCTATATATACATATAAATAAATATATATATGTATCTATGTATGTAATGTCTAAGAATTATATTCGTCCCCATTTCCCGCGAAATACCACCGCATTGATAAATAATTAGGATTTTTCATAGTCATTGTGGTGCTATTTCCGACCATCTTGGTATTAGGTCCCGATTTTGACAACCGTTGAATTTCAGTCGTCCCTAAAGAATAGTTATAGTACCATAAATTGGAAATATATCCGTCAAAACCGCCATTCATCGCGACATAAACGTCGCCATAATTTTGCTTAGGTATCCCGGTTAAATCAGCACTTTTGGCAATAAGTCCGTTGATATAAATATCAATGGTCGTATTTCTGCAACGTATAATCACATTGACCCACTTATTCATTGGAATATCGGGAACCAATATTTCCTCCGTGATAACATCATATGTATTCATGATAATTGTCAACTCGTTCGTATTGGGTGAAATATATAATCCAGGCGAATTATTAGGGAAATTTAAACCAGTAGTCGCATCAAAATCCGAATTACCCTTGTGAAAAATATGTTTGTATTTACCGACATTTGTGTCTAAACTATTGATGAATATCCAAACCGACCAAGTAAATTCTATACCATTTACTCCATTTACTGAACGTGTTATTTGATTATAGTTTTTCTGTGCAGGGTCCTGTGGAACAATAATAAGCGTATTTGCCTGCACCATTCCATCAAAAATATGTGCACTATTACTAGAACCACCCCCCATGAACCATGTCAGCAATGTTATAGAAATTCTCATGACTATGATAAAAATGAATACCACGAGCAACAAAAACGACATCTTTGCCACTAAACTATTTGAGTTAATAAAATCTGATATCCCTGAACCACGACCTGGTGAAGTTAATAAGGACATTATTATATTATATATAATATAATACAATAAATATATCACACACTAAAGAGTGAAACTACCGTTCTCTTTTTCGTTCTCTAAAAAGGAAACCTTTACCTGAAAATTACCAAACCAATTTGATAACCAGTTTCCGCTATATCCGGCTTGGTAAATGTTCCACGCGGTTTGAGGGTCGGTCGGGTTCGCATAATATTGGAATTTGGACGTCCATCCAGAAAAACCACCGTTAGGTGTCAAATAAACATTGGCGTCTTGATTAATATATGGTATGCCAGGTAATACACATGTTTTTACTAATTTCCCGTCCAAATATACGTCTAAACTCTTTCCGTAAACGCTGATTAATAAATTTACCCATTTCTGAATTGGAACGTTGGAAACATTACAGGTATGAACAATATTACCAGAAGAACTCTTCATGTCTTCGCTGGTAATTGCTGAACTATCCGCACCCGGCATCAATGTTAGTGCTACGCTTATGTCATTTTGAATAGCACCTAATGTCACCGAGGGACAAGGATCTTGTCCAGATGTCGCTAAATTACTAGTTGATGAGGTCGTCGCAGAGCCCATTCTTCCGAAAATAATCTTGGGTTCACCATATTTATAATTCCAATCCTGAACATAAAACCATATAGAGTAGCTAAAATTGGCAGAGTTGACACCACTTGATGCTAATTTTTTTGCGGGAATAATAGACATAGTTGTTCCTGACATGACATTCGTTACTAAAGTGTTGTAATCGGAAAACACATATCTGACCAAAACATAGAGTAAAACAATAATGATGATTATAAAAAGAATACTTGAAACCTCCATATATTATATCAAGATAGAATTTTTATGACAAAAAGATGAAATAAATCTGTTTATCGCTTTCAAGAATTCTATGTATTGAGTTTCACCATTTTTTTTGTTGCTTCTGTGATAGGTTCAGTATATTTTTTAATTTGTATTATGGTCGTATCCTCGTTCAATGCAGCTGGTGGCGTAGTATTTTTTACTAAATTATATAGATTGTTAATTTGTCCAATTGTTAAACTTTTATTAAAGTATACTACATTACATATCCCACCATTTATACCCGATGGAGACCCGCATGTTAGGGCGTCATAAGACATGAAAGGAACAATATTTATTGCAGATTTTATTAATTCTCCGTTGAAAAATATGTCTAGGGTTCCACCCGTATAGTTAATAATAATATTGTTCCACTTTTGTAGCAGAATACCCGATTTGGTACATATAATTATATTCCCTTCGTTATCAGTAGGACCTGTCGTATGACCCGTGTTCAACATGGTAACCATCAACGTATTTGTTGATGCATTATATAATATGTTGGGCTTTCCACCATAATTCAATATTGATGTAAATTTATTATAGGAAGAATTCGTACTAGGGCCCTGGGCATCCAAGAATGTCCAAAAAGATATTCCGTATGTATAATCAAATTCCGGCGATTGGTTCAGCGTTTGATAATTCGCTAATTGATGTTCTTCGGTAAGATAAACCGGTTGATTTATCAGCAACGTTCCGCCTTGTTTTACAAAATATTCCGAGATATATGGCGCCGCGTAATACAATACATATGCCATAATGATAACGATTAAGAGAATGATATAACTACTCTTGGTGTTGGCTATATTTGATGCACCACTAGAGAGAACAGATTTCGTTTTATCTAAACTGAATTGCCCATTTTCTGAAACATTTTTGGGCAACGATAATCCCAAGGCTGATGAAATGGTGTCAATAAGATTTACGAAAATACAAGGAATGTAAAGAATAATATTCACAATCAACTTGAAAACATGATTTTTTTGATACAACTTGGTGGCAGTTAGCATTTTAAATAAAATGCCTAAACAGGTTATTATGACAATGAGATTCAATATAAATGCCCCGATTGTAGATGCCGAAGTTAAACTTTTTGTTGTTCCTACAATCCAATAAATAAGCAGACATGAAAATATTAATCCGAATAAAATTAAAAATGTTGAGCGAAGCAAATTCCACGTGTTATTAAGAATAAAATCTAATCTTGATATTGGTACATAGTTACCAGAGTCCTCTGGAATAATAGTGAAAATAAGAAAAGGTATCCAAATAAGAAAGGTAATAACTGAAAACGCTATAATCCCCGATTTATTTAATTTGTCTTCGTCTTTTGCTGTTGGATAATTAACAATTCCGTATGTCAAAACTATTAAAAATAACAGAAACGATGACGCATTGAAAATTTTAAACCATTTTGAATAACCCGAGGAACCTGAAGAACCTGAGGACACGCTTTTCGGGAACGCGATTACCCCCATGATAAAAAGAAACCCGAAAATAAGAAGGAGTATTGTTATAATCAAAAAGGGACCAAAATATTTTTTCACATATCCTCCCATATCAGTAGTATAAAAAACCAACATGAAGACTATAAAGGTAAAAAAGAGGAGAATATATTTCGTCAATTCAAGATTCAAATTCATATAATCTTCAATCGGTCTCCCGGTAATTGCTTTATAAAATAAATAAAATCCAGGAATCATAGTAAGCGGTAAAATATATTTCGCATATTTATTGAGAGTATCCCCCGGAATTATTCTAAAAAGAATGATTAAAAGTAAAATATAACCCATTATGAAAAAAACATTGCTCAAATGCGTTAACAAAATAGCTATATTTTTATAATCCGTCATTGTCATGGAAATAATTACGCCCATTGCCAAGAAAATAGACAGGAATATAAAGACAATTTTTGCTTGAGTGTTGCTTTCTTCTAATGTCGGATTTTTAGGCCGCGGAATTTTAGACGGAAATAGAATAGTTAATATGGAAATCACGAAAATAAATAAAAAAATAGAAACCGCCGTATAAATAAAGGTTTTGGGTTTTACTGAGTTTACTTTATTTTTTATATCTTGAAAATTCATATAATATTATATTATATTTATACAATATTATATTTACTTCTACATATTCTCAAATGCGGTTTTTTTTCCATGACAGTCTCTACATAATGCAATTAAATTTTCCACATTATTTCCTCCACCATGTTCAAGTTTGATTTTATGGTCTACTTCAAACCACGCATTTAATTGAGAACCACAGTCTCCACATTTCCAATTTTGCATAGACGCTACATATTTTTTCTTTGTCTCACTTACGGAACGTTTGGTGGCTTTTCCTGCAACAGTTCCGTTACCAGATTGTAATATTCTTTTTTCGTAGTTGTTGACGTTGTTGGCGTTGTTGACGTTGTTCACGTTGTTCGTCGCGGGGCTACCCCCATTAAGCCCATCCATAAATGACGCTGAACCGCCCGCACTAGTAAAATCTAAAATCGGACTTATCATGTCTAAAGAAGACTTATCAATGGGCATATATTTTACTGCATTGTTCGCATGCAATAAAAGATTTTTACACCTAGCGGGGTTTTTTTTGATGAGCAAGTAAAAAACAAATCCCAAAAAGGCAAAGAATGCCATTTGGAAATATTTCTTGTATTTGAAAAACAGTTTCATATATTTTCCTTCATGATATGCATTAAATATCAAAAATGCGGTGACTCCAAGAATAACTAATTCCAGTTTCATTTATATATAAAAATATTTTTTTGTCTTCATTACTAATTAATGCGATAGAGATTTTCTAAAAACGAGTTTACCAAATATTCTTCGTTTGCACTAGCAAATTTATCATATTTTTCAGAATTTTTAATTGACGGTTTAGAATTTTCGTGACTAATAATTTCATCATATTCGTTAATTGTTGGAATAACATTATCTAGAAATTTAATAAAATTATTTTTGTCGTATTTTTTATATTCTGATATATGTTTGTTGCTTCGTTTACTGTTCAAATAATCAATTATCGGAAAAATGTTTCCTAACCTATCTATATCTATTTTGCCTTCCCAGCTACTAGAAAACGGACATATGTGTTCAACCCAGAACTTTTCTTTTAAAAAATCAACAGGAACCTTGTTTCTATAAAAATACCAAATTAATGCTTTTTCGTGTAATTTTCTCACCCTTCTATCTTTTTTATCTTTTCCGTTTGAACGAATTTCAAATAATTTATCCAAGACATTTTCAGCAATTAAATGATTAATCAACTCCTTCATTGCTTCCTTATTTATATTTTCCGAAATACTGTTAGGTGTTTTATAATATTCTTTTGATTTTCCTTCAACATACTCCCCTCCACAAACATATAATATAGAATCTTTAATTTGAAAATAGGTTCTCTTATCCTTGTCACGAACATCGTTTGTAAAAAAATGATATAACATGCATATCTCAATTGACTTCAAAATATTATCCTCCGATTCGTTTTTATCAAGATAACCTATTATACATGAAATAACCATACACATATTATTTTTATTTAAAGAATTTAATTTTTTGTTGCACCCATCAAATATTTTATTCTTAGAAACTAAATTTTCCATGAAAATGTTATTTTTTAATTTATTCAATATGTTTATTACTTTCAATATGTAATTTATGAATATGTTTACATTTTCCGTGGTAAAAGTTTCGTTAAATTTTCCCTTATTAATCACTTTATAAATTTTGAAAAAAAGACACAAACCACTATTCTCGCTTTTTCCTATTAAACTGCACTTATCGTTTGAATAATTTTGAAAAGCCACCATGAAATCAAACGCATTTATTTTTTCATTTTTCTCACCAAACTGATAACATATTAATTTTTCATCCGAAGACTGTTCATTATAAAATTTTCTAATAAAATTAATTATCTGCATTTTAAAAGATAGGTCTTCTATAACGAAATCATTAATTCCGTATAAAACACTCGCTAATATTTCCTGTTCTGTTAACCCGCTATTATATTTATTAATATCTTTATACACTACAGCCAATTCCTCACATGAATATCCCTCAAAAAGATTTATATTTATTTTCACATCGGTATCAAATCTATCTTTTCCGTTTATTTTCAAACTCAAAATCAATCTATCAAAATATGGTTCCATTTCGTCTCTTATATTTTTTAGATCCGAATTGTAAATTTCCGCATAACCCTTTTCAATAAAATATTTGTTGTATTTGAAAGACATCAATTCATCATATGTCATTTTACTAATAATTTCTTTGATTTTTGATAAACTGTTGCTAGTAATAACGGTTTTAATATAAGAAAATATTTCGCTCAAATTTTCGGGAAATATGCAAAACGGCTCATCTAAAAAATGAAGAATAGCATTAATTCTATTATTCCCGTCAATGTTTTCCAACTTGTCCGCGGGTTGACCAAATGTAATCGCATGTACACCGTTCTGCGTATTAAATAAGAATTTTATATAATTTTTTTCACTAGGCGTATTTTCCTTCTTTGGCAATATGTCCCACTTACGTTTTCTTTGATACTTTGGTTTTATTATTTCATTGTTTTTAACTTTGGCTTCTAATTGTTTAACATACCATTGCTCATTTTTGATATTTTTGACATTTTTTTGGACTGACATCCGCTGGTTTAATAGTATTGTTCTGACAGTCCTAAGTCCTTTCTATAATAATTTAAAAAATAAACTTAAAGTCTCAATTCATCTTCTGTTTTTGCGAGTGCGGGTGCGTTTTTCTCTCGCCTTTTTTGTTTCAGAAGAAGAAGAACTAGTCTTGCTCTTTGTTGGCGCTCGGTTTTTACCTGCATTCTTAAACAACTTGTTCAAGTGTCTTAAATGTTCAACTAGTCTCTCAG